TAAGCAACAGATACCACCTTATATTTTGGTAGATTTTTAAATGCAGGAAATCCTTTCCCTATATTAAATAATCCTGTGTTTTTAGACCACGATGGAGTAAATAGAGTTGCAGACCAAAACTATATAATGGATAATAATCAAGTAATAACAGTAACACAAGGAGTTGTAAGCAGTATACAAACCTGCACTTAGGCCCTTAAAAAAAAGATATATGGCAGTAGCAACAAACATTAATTATACTTTAACATTTAGTGAGTCAGTAAAAGGATGGCCTTCTTTTTACAGTTATATGCCTGATTTTATTTTAGGAATGAATCAGTATTTATATACTTTTAAAGGAGGTAGTTTATACAGACATAATACCAATGAAATTAGAAACAGGTATTACGGAATAGACTATAATTCTACAATTACAGGTGTATTTAATCAAGAGCCTACAACTGTTAAAGTGTTTAAAACCATTGAGCTTGAAAGTGATGATTCTTGGGATTGTTCTTTAGCAACAGACTTAGGAAGTGGATTTATGGATGAGACTTATTTTGAGCAGAAAGAAGGAGCTTGGTTTGCTTTTGTAAGAAGAATTGGTGGTAGTCAAGATTTTGCTCAAAGATCAACACAGGGTATTGGTGGATTTGCTTCATCAACAGGTGCTTCACCAGGTTTAATCCAAATAGAGTTTAATATTTCAATAAGTAATATTATTAATTATGGAGACTCTGTGTTTTACAGAGAACCACTAGGTGGTATAATTAAAAAAATTGGCCCAATAACAGGTATTAGTACTGATAGAAAAACAATTGAAGTTGATGCAGTTGACCTTGAACCAATCGGACAGACAGTTCCTTTAGGGTCATACATATTTACAACTAAAGATAGTGTTGCCGAGTCTTATGGAGCAACAGGATATTTTATGGAGTTTAAATTGACAAACAATAGTAAGACAGCTGTTGAATTATTTACTGTAGATTCAGATGTCTTTAAAAGTTTTCCTTAGATTTTGTATCTTTGCGTTAATGAAATTCAATATTAGAAAATTAAATTCTTTAGACTACGATTCTATTTTAGTTAAATGGTGGAAAGATTGGAGATGGACAGCACCTCCAAAAGATTTTTTACCTGAGAATGGTGAAGGTGGGTTTATTGTATATGACAATGATATACCTGTATGTGCAGGATACATATACATGACTAACTCTAAGGTAGGTTGGTGTGATTGGATAATATCCAATTTTGAGTATAAAAACAAGAAGAAAAGAAAAGAAGCTTTAATTGAGCTTGTAAAAATATTAACGCATACTTTAAAACTGTCAGACTGTAAATACGCATATGCTTTAATAAAGTCTGATTCTTTAATAGAACATTATAAAGATAATGGATATATTGAAGGTGACAGTTATAATAAAGAAATGATAAAACGATTATAATATGGCGGCATTTACAACAATAGCAGCAGCAACAATAGCGGTAGGTGGTCAAGCTGCAAAAGGCTTTCTTGCAAAAGATGCAGCTGCGGATGCAGCAAGAGCAGCTGGTAGATTTAGAGTACAACAAGAGGAGTTAGAAAAACAATCTGTTGCAAGATTAGAGGCTAATTTTTATGATGCTGTTAGAGCTACAACTGATGTTTACGACAAACAACTACAATTAGCAAATCAACAAGGTTCTCAAATATTAGAGGCTGCTCAAGAAGGAGACCAAAGAGGTATTTCTGCAACTGCAGGTAAAGTAAAGCAAGCTCAAGATGCTACTTCAGGTGCTATTGCTGACAAATATGCTCAACAAAAACTAGATATAGACATGAAACGTGCTGAGGCTTCTGAAAAAGATGCTTCAGAAATAGCAGGTTTATTTGATGATAGAGCAGCGGCAGCAGGAGTAAAAGCAGATGCTTTAACTCAACAAGCAGACGATTTATCAGGACAAGCTACAGGAGCATTTATAGATGCAGGAGTAAGCGCCTTAAGTGCAGGAGTTACTGCGTTTGGAGGTTTAGGTGGTATGAAAAATAAAATGGGTCAAGCAGCAGACGCATTATCTAAAAAAACAGGAATGGACAGGGCAGCAGCCTTAAAACAGATTGAAGGTCTTGGATTGGATAGAAAAGGGTTAAATAGTATAATAGATAGTGGAGCATTACCTAGCGTAAGCACAACAACAACAACAACTAAAGATGTTGTAGATACCACGAATACTAGACAGTATGATACCTTTGAAGACGCTGACTCACCTGCAGGTGTAAAAACACTTTCAATAGGGGGAGGAACATTTGACATGGATGCGTTTATGAAAAGTCCTGAAGTACAGGAAATCATGAGAAAGAAAAGAGAGGAAGAGGAAGCTGCTGTTAGCGATTTTATGAAAATAGATGGTATGGTTGATCGAACTACAAATAAAATTACAAAAATATTTACTAGTATATTTGATCCTGAACAAGCAACAAAATAAGATATGGGTAACGCATTAGACGCAGCAAAGTTTTCGATAGAACAAGGTAATACAGGGGTAGGTACTAAAAAGACACTACTAGAAGGTATTGATAAAGGACTTAAAGATGTAAAAACCTGGAAAACAAACATCGACAAACAACGTCTTGAATTAAAAACAAACACAGCTAAACAATATAGAGATGCTGAGTTAAAGACAATGGAAAATCTTCCTAGTGATAAAACTAGTAGAGATTTAGCAATAAAAGCATTATCAGATTACAAAGACCGATTATATGGAAACATGGGGTTGGTTCAAGCAGGAGTGATAAAGCCTGAAGATAATTTAATATTTCAAGAAAACGGAAAACAATCTTTTGATATACTTGCGCAGCAAATAAATGGCTACGCTAAAGAAAAAGAAAACTATATAAAAAGACTTAAGGGATACTACGAATTAGATGAAAACGGAGATAAGAAAATTGGAACAGATGGAAATCCAATTTTTGTTCCCCCAAGTTCAGGTGGTGTAGACCAATCACTTCAAGATTTACACGATAGAATGGGTAATCCTGATTTTACTGAAATGACATTTGGAGAAAATGGAATGGGTAAAATAACTTTTTTCAAAACAAAAATTGACGAAAGAACTAAAACTAGGGTTTTAGATTTAGATGCTGATGGAAAACCTCAGCCTTATAATGGTATTAAGGATATGAGCGTTTTAGCTTTTAATAACAAAAGAAATCAAACTGCAGAAAAGTTAGACTTAGCAAAAGAAACTGAAGCAGTTATTGGTAAAGATACTCCATTGGGTCAGATTTTTGAGAAAATGGATAATTTTGGTAAAATGCTTGGTGTTGTTACTGATGACATGAGAAATAACCCACAATTAAACATATTACTCAAAGATGCGGTAGCTACTGCTGCTGCAACTACTGACAGACAGGCTAGTATATTAAGTGACAATGGCCCTGAATCACAAAGATCACAAACAATAAATGAGTTTCAAGCTCAAGAGCTAAAAGATGCAGGAATAGATTTAGATGAAAAAATAGATTATACATATATTGATACAGACCCAAAAAGTGATACTTACGGACAAGAGCTTCCAGGGAAAAAGAGTAAGTATATACAAATGGTTATGTCTAAGAACAATCAAATTGTTCCTGTAATAAGTCCTGAAGATAAGTTAGCTGCTGAGAGAATTGCTGGAACTAGTTTCTATTCAGGATTAAGAAGAGATATTACAGATAAAGGAACTAAAAGAAGTGAGTTCCAAGCTCGTGGAAATAATGCCGCAGACAATGCTAATAATGATGCTAAGAAACAAAAAGTAGGTCGAGTAGAATTTAGTAAAAGACTAGCTATGGGTGGTGAGGAAGCTGACAAAGCACTAGAAGAAATGAATCAAAGTGGGCTGTATACTCTTGAAAAAGGATATAATCAGATTTTAAGTAAATCAAAGGTTCAAGAGGTTGAAATAGATGGTGTAAAAAGAAAAGCAGAAGTATATAGAGTTCAAACTCCTAGTGGCCCTAAAGACACTTATGTTTATCACACACAAAAAGACGGAACGCCTATACCTTTACAAGAAAGAACTAGACAGACTCTAGCAATAATGATGACAAACCCTACAGAAACAAAAGATTTGTTTGACACCTACATAGATGAAGGTAATAATTTTAATGAAACTTATAACGAATCTAATTTCAATCAAAAAGACAAGGTTAGTACTGTTAATGTTCGATTAAGCTTAGATACTACAACAGGTGGAACAGGTGCGAGTAAATCAACCTTAGGAGATGAGATTGCTTTAGCTGCCGCTGCTGCTGATGACGCAAGTAGTTTTGGTTCAGATAATAAAGTTTTAGCTTCAGGTTTACAAAACTCTCTTCAGCAAGCTTTATTAAATAGTGGTCAAGCTATGGAATCTACCCCAAAAGTAACTGCTAGTGGTACTACAATTAAAATTACAGCCATAAACTCTGATGGCAAAACTATTAGTGTTTCTGGTAACGTTGACGATGGGGCTGGTATAGATGCATCTACAATTGAAACCCAGGCAAAAGCTCTAATTACAGAGTTTTTGTCTAATATAAATTCAGATAAAAACTACACAACAGGCAAGGGTAGGTTTGATAATTAAAAATAAAATAAATGGAAGAATTATATAACAAACTTTTTGAAGCTGGTGAATATACTAAGTCATTTGATGAATTTGTACAACAATATGGAGATGCTGAAAAGTCAGAAAAGCTTTTTAAAGGATTAAGTCAAACAGGAGACTACACAAAATCTTTTGAAGAATTTAAGTCTCAATATGGATTCGCTGAAAAAAAAAACTCAAATTCCACTTCAGAAGAGGTCGTTACGGAATCCACTACAAATGTGGAAACAAATCCTTCCTCTTTGGATTCTTCGTCAACAACAACAAGCGTTGATATACCTTTAGTAGAAGAGCCTTTAGTTGACTTTCCTAATGCACCAGAAAGAAAGGGTGTGTTAGAAAATGAAGATGGTTCTGTTTCAACACATAAAATGAGAACAGAAACTGATGGCAAAGGCAATTGGTTTTCTTTTCCTACAATATTTCAAAATGAAGACGGAAGTTTTGTTGACATGTCTGAACAAGCAGAGTCAGATTGGGAGAGTGTATACGCAGAAGCTAAAAATAGAGGAGAAGTTATTGATTTTTCAAAAGATAAAGAATCAGCTATTAAATACGGTAAAGGAGCTTGGAAGCAAAAATACAATGCCAATAAAAAAAATAACTTACTTGAAGAATCAGGGTATTTAGCATATGTAAATGATCCTGAAAGAAAAAAGTTTATGTCAATACTTGACACTTCCTCAGAACCTAACCCAAATGTATCTGATTACCTTAAGAAAAAATATGAAAAACAATACGGATTTGTTAATCCTGAAACAGGTAAAACAGAGTTTAAAAAAGAATCTGAGGTAAATCCAAGTTTATTAGAAGCTATCAAAGAATATGACTCAATGGTTGGAGACATAAAAGCTCCTAACTATGTTGACGTTGAGATTGATGATGACGATTATAGTAAACTAGGAAATAATGTAAAAAATATTCTTAGAAAACAAGAGATAGATGTAGAAGATTATTTAAAGTGGCAAAAGAAAAACACACGAAATGAAACGAGTGTTTATAAGTGGATGAAAAAACTTTTACCAAATGAGGAAGGTGATCAATATTATGAAGAGAAAAATGCTTATGAAAAAGTACAATCTTATAAAGCAGCTCAGCTAAATCAAATAGCAAAGAGATTGGGGAAAATCCAATCTACTATGAATTTGACATCAGACAGAAATGAATTAAGAAAACTTGAGAAAGAAGCAGATGAAGTTAGAAAAGAGTTTTATAGTAAAGTACAATCAGTTACTGAAACTATAAATGACTTCCCTAAATTCAAAGAATATACTGAAGATGCTGACTTAAGAAGAAGAAAAGCAATGTATCTTGCTGCTCAAGAAGGTGGTCTATCTGAAGGAGGTCAAGGAATGGTTGAATTGCTTTCTGTAACAGGTAACGGTCTTTCAGGATTTGCTACCGATATTTTGGCAGGAGTACCTGCTTTTTTTGACCAAAGAATTGCCACTATGGGTGGAGACAATAAGTTTGATGGTAAAGGTGTATTAAAAGGTCTTGAAGAAATGCTTACAAACTCTGCTGAAAGCTTAGAGGCATCAACAGGAGCTGTACAAAGACAGGCGTTTATAGAAGGTAAGCCTGTTTTTCAAGGAGGAAAAAGATATATTGTTGATGGTAATGGAACTGTATACGACCAAAACACAAACATAAGAATGGATGGTATTATTCCAAATGATACCATTAAAAAGATTGTAAGCTTATCCAAAGATGTAAAAGAAACCGAAGTCAATTGGACAGGAGGATCTGTGCTTCAAGGTGGTGTAAGTACACTTGTAAATTTATTTGCATTAATTAGAGCAGGTGGTAAAGTAAAAGGTACACTTGGGTTAAAAGGGCCTAAAGCAGGTGCATTAGGTATGGGTATTGCCTCATTTACTTCTAGTGTTGCTGGTAATGTTGAAGATGTACGTTCTCAATTAGTAGCTTCAGGAATGACTGAAAAAGAAGCTTTAGATATTGCAGTTAATGCAGGTCAAGCAATAGCCACTCTTGATGGTATTTTCTCAGGATTAGCAGGAGGAAACGAAAAACTTCTTATAGGTTTCCAAGGAATTAAAGACCAAATAAAAAACTTAGCAGTAAAAAAAGGTAAAGACTTTACAGTTAAACAACTTGTAGACAAGGGTAAAGGATTGGTAAAAGAGAATGCTAAAGAGCTTTTTATTGAAGAGCTTCCAGTTTATTTTTCAGAAAAAGGAATAAATCACTTAGTAAATAGACATATAGGAAATGATGTTTTAAATGATAAAATAACAAAAGCAGGGATTACAGAAACAGTCGTTATGACAGTAGGAGCTACTTCAACTTTAGGCGCTAAGAAATTATTGTCAGGAAATAAGAGAGCGAATTTAGTAAGATTAGCTGCAGCAAATGTACAAGATTTACAAGCCACACTAGACGTCTTAGTAAAGGAGGGTTCTTTAACTGAAATAGAAGCTTCAAATGCTTACACAGAAATATACAATGCACAATCAGCTGAGTTAAAAACTCAAGGTACTGTTAAGATGACTGAAAACATTGAGCCTGCTGCTGATTTATTAACAGAGAGACAAAACTTAATAAATAAAAAACAAGGCTTAGAAGGCCCTGGGAAACTAGACATTGATAAACAAATAGCAGCTGTTGACCAACAGCTAGATGCACTATATGAAAAAGATAAAATAGAAGTTCAAGAACAATTAAAAAAAGAAAACGATGCCATTCAAGAGCCAAGCACAGAGAAGCAAGTGTTACAGGATGATGCAGGAAGCGAAACTGTTGGGAAAGAAACCGAAGTGGGACTGCCTGAAGTGGGAAAAGGAGACATTGAGTCAGAAACTACCCAACAGACTGAAACCGAAAGTGAAACGAAAACAGACCAAAATGTCGACACGACTACGAAGACAGATTCTGAACAGTTAACCAATACCACTTCTGAGACAGAAGTGATGAGTGTGAACAAGGAAAGAGTAGACTCTATTGTCGATGGTATTGTTAAGAAAACAAAAAGCCGAAATGTAGGAGAAAGCACTAACCCTCAAAAAGTTGCAGACAACGCAATTGAATATATAAAAGGTTCTAAATTATTTGAACAGTCAAATGATATAGAAAGAGAAAATATAATTAGAGATGTTAGCAAACAACTAGGTGTAGAAATAAAACCTCCTACTGCAAAAAAATTATTAGGCATTAAAAGAATAGGTAAGCCTAAGACTATTAAAGTAAAAAGTGACTACGCAGCAATGAAGAAGGATCTTCAAAAAGAAGCGAAGATTGCTAGAGATGCTAAGAACGATGTAAACAGCAGAAGAAAAGGGTTACAGAATGCTATAGATTTAGTTGTAAAAGCAGGTAACATTACTACTAAAAAAGCCAACACATTGCTGAAAAAAGTTTCTAATGTAAATCTCTATAACGCCAAGAAAGTTCAAGACGTAGTAGATTTTACTACAAGAGCAATGAATGATGCAGAGTATTCTAAAAAGTTAGATAAGGCAAAGTCAATTCAGAAAGCTATTAAGAAAAAGCTAAAAGGTAAAGAAGCAGGTTTATCTGATTCTGCTAAAAAGTTTAGTGAAGTTAATCCGAGTAATGTAGCTGATATTGATGTGTATTTAGAAAAGGCTAATGAAGTAAGCAAGGGATTACAACCAACTAGAAAACCATCTAAGGGAGAACTTAAAGTAAGTAAGCCTTTTGATATAAAGAAAATGGATGAGTATTCTAAAAAGGAAAAAGAATTAGAAGCAAAAAGAAACTATGAGCTTGCAAAAGAATCTTTCCAAGAACTAACAGGTCTAGAGCCAGGAGATTTAACTCTTGACGAAATGAAAAAGATGATGTATGAGGTAGATGGAAACGTAAAAACTGATGAAGCTAAAGAAAAGTTTGAAAAAGAAAAAGCTGCTACAATTGATAAAGCTGTAAAAAATGCATTTAAGAATACTAAAATAAATATAAAGGGTGCTATAGAGTCAGGGGATATAAAAGTTACCAAAGAACAAAAGACTTTGATTGACAAATTCCTAAACATGAATTTAGATTTAATGACTACTAAGCAAAAAATGGAAGCATTAGATTCAATTGTAAACTTTGAACTAAACCAATCGACAGGTGGAATGCAAGCTGCATTGAGTCAACAAGTTGGTAATCTCAATATGCAAAAATTAAAAAACAAAGGGATAAAGTCTAGTGAAAAAAGCACAAGCTTAGGTAGACTTTGGAACAAATATATTTCAACATTGCCCAATGCATTTGAACTTGTTTTTGCATCACAACAAAAAGCTAGAGCTGTAATGGATGCTATGGGTCTTGATGGGATTATAAATGGTTCTGCAAAAGCTCAAACCGAAGGAGTTAATGTAGAAAATGAATACGCAAATTCTTTTGGTAAAAAGAAAATGAAAAGTGGAATTTATTTTGATTTACAAAATGATACTGAAAGAGGAATATTAGCAGAGGTTAGAAGAGTTACACCTGGGACAGAAACTGAACAACAAGCTGAGTTTGAAAAGAGTAAAAAACTAGTCAAAGATAGTTACGAAGCTTTATTAAATTCATCAGACAAAATAAAAATAAAAAAAGGAGAGGCTATAAAAGAACAATACGAAAAACTTTTAAAAGACTCAAAAAATATTGCAGAGGTTGAAAGCAAAGCAGATCCTGTGAATCTTCAGGGTGTAGAATATGTAACTGATTTATGGGCTAAAAAATACCCTGAGCTTGCAGACGTTTCTTTAAATGTATATAACAGAAACTTAGGTAGTGATTTAAACTATACACCTAGAAATTTTCAAAAGTTAAAGGATGCAGAGGATACTAGAGATATAACTGAACCTGTATTTAATCCAAGTGGCAATAAAGAAAATGCTTACGACAAAGAAACAGGTGTTTTAAAACCCACAACAAAACCAAATAAACTTCCAAAAAATAAAGTATTGAATTTAAGTTTTGATTCTCAGAACATGAATAACTATAAAGCTGCTTTAACAGATATTTATACAGCATCTTCAATACAGCAAGTAAAAGGAGCTAGACAATCTAAAGCTTTTAATGAAGTATTTACAAATGAAGGGTCTAAAGAAATTCTAAAAGACAGGGTAAATAATTATGTTGATTCAAAAAGAGGCAAGAACTATTTAGATAAGAGTCAAAAAAGATTTTTAAGAAGGCTAAATAAAGTAGCTACACTAGGTGTGTCTAGAGTTTTAGGTGGGCCTACTCAAATGCTTAAGCAAGTTATTCCTATATTTAATACAGGAGTTAATGCAGGTTTGGTAAACACATTAGAGGGAACAAGGCTAATGTTCAACCCTGATGTTAGAAAAGCAATAAATAATTCAGGCCTACCTATTGCAAATCGAGGTATACAGTCTCAAGCAGACATTGAAAATGTAGATAGTAGAATTGGTAAAAAAGCTAATACTAATACAGGTAAAGCTATTGATGTTGCTGATAAGATAAATAAAAAGACATTAGAGTATTTCTTAGTTGCTCCTGATGTTGCAACTGCCAAGGCTTCTTTTATTGCTTATTATTTAAACGCAATGAATAAGAAAGGTGTTAAAACGAGCGAGATAGATTTTACAAAACCTCTTGATAAAGAAGCTGCACAATTTGCACAGCAACAAGTAGATAGACAGCAAAACACTTCTGACCAAGATTTACAAGGAGAATTATTTACTGACCAAAATGCAGGTAAACAAATTTTAAGGAAAACATTATTTCCATTTGCAAACTTCTTGTTAAATCAAAAAACAAGAATGTATTCAGACGTTAACACTTTATCTAGTAAGACTACTCTTCCAGGAGATAAAACTAGAGCTATTAAATCTTTAGGTGGGTTAGCTGCTGAAACAGTAACTTTTAACGCTGTTGGATTAGGAATAACTCAAATGCTTAGTGCTTTAGCTAGAGAGGTTTCAGGAGAAGATGAAGACGATCCTAACTTAAGTAGGGCTAAAAACGTTAAGAAAAAAAGAGAAGCTGAAGAAAAACAAATGATGAGCAGAATAACAGGAAGAATTGGAAACATGATTGCAGATGTAGCAGTTCCTGTTCCTATTTTAAATGACGAAACTTTAAATCAGATAAATGGTCTTATGAGTCTTTTTCAAGAAGGCGATGATAATCCATTTCAGTTTTTTGCTAAAACAGAGAAAAAAATACTTGACCAGGCAGGTACTTTAGGAATTGGGCCAAAGAAAGCTATGATTCTTAAAGATATGATAATGACAATTCAATCAGGTGAATATACTGGGTCATACGCAGGAAAGTCTTATAGTAAAAAATTAACTCCTGAAGCTATTGACAAGTTAACAACTATAGCTGTTACTTATGCTATGCATTCAGTAGGTGTGCCTTTTATGAATATGAGTGAGGTAGGTTATGTTTCCGAAAGAGCTTTCAAGAATATAACTAAAATGACCGAAAAGAAGAAGAGGTATGACATTGAAGCTGATGCGATTGAAAGACTTAATGATAGGCAAATAAAAAACCCTAGCAGTATTTTGATAGAACAAGAAATGAAGAAAATTAGAAAAGAAAACAGAGGAGATAACTCACCTACAAAACGTGATGATAAAACTTTTAATCCTAGTGGTAAAGGAAGTGGTTCATTTACTCCGAAATCTTTTTAGGCTCATCTAACAATTGCTGAAGCTTTCTTATTAAATTATAATTAGGCTTTGGCTTGTATTTTTCTTTTAGTATTTGTTCTTTAATATGATCTTTCATTTTCTATTTCTTTTTGTAGGTTAGCTAAGGCTCTCCAAGCTACTTTAGCCGAGTGTCTTATTCCATCTGTATCTACAGTACCACATTCCATTAAGTGCCTTGTAAGGGCATCTAATTCGTCTCCTGACTTATCTCTATCCCAATGTAATGGAAGGTCAGGGTTGTGTTGTTGTTGTCCTGCATAACTGCATTGAGCTATTTCTCTTATAGCGTCAGGGAAGTACATTAAAACTCCTGTATAGATTGGAGTTTCTTTTCTTTCTTTTGCTTTATCCATAAAGCGCCATTCTGGTTTTATCATTAAAATATATGTGTTAGTCTTGCAACTTGACCATGTTCTTTGGAGTGTATGAAACCTTCTACTGCTTTTACACCACCTATTCCATATCCGTTTCTGTGATGCCAAGAGTCTGTTCCACTTGGTGATCGTAAAGACTCTACAGTAATTCCATGATAGTCTTTACTAGACTTGTGGTGTATGTGATGAGTATAAACATATCTATGTTTTGTTTCTGCCCATTCTTTAGAAAATTCATTTGCCATAATTAATGGTAGGTCAGCTAGCTTAGCTCCATCTCCATGGGTAGTTCCTATGAGGTTTTGTCCGTACATAAATCCTTTTCTGTGAGCAATGCTACAGTCAAATGTTATGTTCTTACATTTTCTAAACCAAGACTGTATTGAATCAGATAACATAAATCCAGACATATAATCATGGTTGCTTGGATTGTATACAAAGTGTACATCTGCAACACTTATTAATGTTTCTAATATATCTACATAAAGTTTTTTAGCTGTAAGAAAATTATCATACCACATTCCATGCGTATCTTGAGGAGTTCCTGCTGTAGTAACTCGTTTAGGTGTATCTATATGAAGTATATCATTACCTCCAACAAAAAGTATCTTATCTATTTTAAATCCGTTTGACTTTTGAAGTATACCTTGAACACCTTTCTTAACTCTTTTTACAGCTATCTGCGAATCATAATCTTCACCTGTTTCAAAACTACTAGATAGTTTTCCAATATGAATATCTGCAGGATCAATAACTAGTAAGTGTCCGTTCTCGCTTTTAGTTCTTTGTATTTTCTTGTAAGAAGGCGAATGCTTATCCATCGCCTTGATAATATCATCTCTAAGTTCTTCAGGTGATACTCCTTTGTTTTTTACGTGAAGAGAAAAGTGTTTTCCTTTATGCCAGTAATGGTCTACATCTTTCATTGGGATACCCATTGCTTTACATTCTTTTTGTAAAGCTCTATCCTTTTGAATTATGTCATTCTCTCGCTCTGTTAATCTAGGTCTATATTTCATCTTCTGTTAATTTTTGCGTTTCACGCAAAACAGATTGAAGCTCTTTGATGCTGGAGTTTAAAGAATTGTAATCCTCATCCATCAATGATTCGTAGATGTCATCGGTTAGATTGTTAATGTTTTTCATTAACAAGTTAATAAAGTTTATTGAGTTTCGACTGTTCTTGTGTATCGACATTTGTGATTGTGTTTCTTAAAACTACAAATATTTGTTTAAAAATATATTAAAAGTTATACACAAAAAAATCAGTCCATACTAAATAATAAGTGTTTTCCTGTCTTTGCATCTATTTTTGCTACAGTCTTGTAAATAGCTTTAGATTTCGCTTTTACCTTTTCTCGCTCTGTTTTAGTGGAATCAGTACCTAGATTTGTATACATTTCGCAATCAATTCTAAACAATTCATCTATTTTTCTTTTGTTTGACCAAGTTTTAAATGATAAAACTTTTTCGATATCATTATATTTATATTCCATATTGTCTTAATTTATTGTTAAAAACTCTTCTTGTAATTCTTTTATTTCTTTTAATATTTGTTCTTTTCTAAAATTCCCCCTAGATAATTGCTTTATAGTTTTATCATATGTTTCTTTAAAATAAGGGTCTGTTTTAATTAAAAAATCTACATCTCTTAGTCCATTTATAACTGAAGCATGGTTCTTCTCAAACTCATTAGCTATTGCCTGCAGCGGCAATCCATGTAGGGTTCTTAATATATGATAAGCAATTCGTCTTGCATCAACAAATTCTCTTTGCCTGGTTTTTTCTTTTATGTTTCTAATGCCTGAAGAATATTCAACAGCATCTATAACGTAGTCAAACAGCTCTCCTCTTTTCATTTTATATTTATATTAGCGTTAATTGAATCTAGATATTGGTCTACTTCTATATTATATACGTCAATAAGAACAATAGGCCCTTCATCATCTCTATAATAATCTATGGCAAAAAATACAGGCTCATTATTATCCATATGCACGTGACCTGTTTTGTTTCTAATCTGCCCATTAGTTGATTCAATACCATACATTTTGTCAACTAAACTTGCAATTCTTATTGATGCTGGGCTTTTAAATTGTTGCATTTGCTCAATAAAATATTCATCTATTTCAAATTCCTCCTCTGTATACTTCTGTTTTACACCCATGTTTTTCTAATTCTTTTAGTCTATATTCTTGTAGAGCAGACACCCTGCCCTTTGGCTTTTTTACTTCTGAAAATATCACACCACAATTAGGTGGTATAGCTATAAGATCAGGTATACCATTCTTATTAGTTTTAACTAACTTGATTACATAGTAACCTTCAGCTTCTAACTCTTTAATTCTTTTAGCTTGTATTTGTTGTTCAGTCATCTTGGCTTTCATAATCATACATAAAACCTATAAAAACTATTAGATTCATGCTTACTGATGAACATATCTCAATTACATCATGAAAATCGTGTATTGATAAATGAATATGTCCGACTACCCAAAAAGGTATTGCCAGGTTTTGGCTAATCCAAATTAATAAAAATTTTATAAACTTCATTGATTAAAAGTTCTAAAGTTACACAATTGCTTTGGTACTCTATAAAATACATCAGTTCCAAAACGGTGAACTGTGTTAACTTCTTTTATTTCTTTATACTTTTCTTGATAAATAATATCACTTGTACAATATAAAAATGAATTGTTTTTTTTACACAACAAAAAATAATAAAATAATCCTTCATTAGAATATTTTTTTTTCCTACCTAAAAAAGAAACTGTATCAAATGGATAACTACCTGAATCAGTAAAAAAAGTATTTTTAACTTCTGCTTCAATTCTATATTTTAATCCATCTTTATATGCAATTATATCTATATCAAAATCTTCTTGGTCTTTTTCTTCTATAATGAAATTCTTTTTTAATAAATATTTTTGTATTTTATTAATTGCAAACTTATCGTTTTCATCATAACTATCTTGTCTAAATTTACCAGCTTTAGTTCTCATAATTTAATTTAAAGTTAGCAAATCTCGTTTGAAATGATTTAAAGTATAATCTTTTTTCTTACTTACTGACTTGTATATTTTACTTTCTATACCACCTTCCGTAAAAATCCAGAACACTTCATTCTCTAATCTTTCTTTAGTTGTCATTCTATCTCTAGACTGCCAATAACTTGTGGCACTAAAGTCTATGTTATAATATATTAAATACTTAGCTTTTCGTAAGGATATACCCTCACGACCTGACACAATTTGTAAGGCTATAGACTTACTTGTGGTATCAAACTCTTCAAGATCCGTACATACTTGGTCTCCATAAACTTCCTTAATAGCATTAAGTTCTTCTTTAAACTTATAGAATATTCCTATCTTATTACAACAAAAATTATCGTATATGTATTGAGCTTTAAACAAGTCTAACACCATAGAATTACCACTCTCAAACTTAACCGTACCACTATACATTTGATGCAGCTTCTGCATAAGCTTTACACTTGTGTCTGCAAGTATAACCTCCTCAGAACCTTCAACTACTAAATCTTTTTTTAATTTAGAACATAGTGAATGTATTTTGTCTGGAGCATCAACAAACAATACTTTTTCTTTAATAGAAGATTCAAACCCTGCCTCCTTCTGTGTATATGAAATAGTGTAAGGATTCATTTTATCAATAATAGTATCCTTAGCATTTGAATAGTCGTTTACCATAAATCCTCCTATTCTTTTGGTAGTAACTGTTACATAATCTTTAGCAAACTTATAAAAGTTAGAATACTTATTGAATGGATTATTTGGAATTGCATATACTTGGTGGTACATTTGACTATATGACTCAGGGGTTGGTGTGCCTGAAAGCAATATAACATATGGTTTGTTGCTTCTTATAAGTTGAGATACAGTTTTAGCTCTCTTACTTGGTTTTGGAAAAGCTCCCATCCCATGGGCTTCATCACAAACAACGGCATCCCAACCTCCTTGGTCGACCTTGTGAAGTGATTCGTAGTTGATTACTTGTAGTTCATAGCCTGGCTTCAATAAATTGTAATCAGATTCTATTGAACTTATTGCTCGCTTTTTAGTGATGAACAATACTCTGTTCACACTCATCATTTTATCTAAAATTCCTAGAGAGGTAAGTGTCTTACCTGTTCTTACTTCCATAGATAGATACAGAAACTTCTTAGTTAATAAAACTTCTGTGCCACTATCTATAATGTTTTGTTGGTAGTCTCTAAATTGTATCATACTCGTGTCTTATTTCTGTTAGTACTTGACATTTTTCATACTCCTCTAACTCTTCAAAATACATAATCAAATCATCAACAACTTTTGTTGTGATGGGCTTCGTTATGTCGTGAATGAAAAAGCTATAGTCTGAAAATGAAAGCTCAGAAAAAGGCACTTTATAAACAACTATGTCATAGGAATTAAGCATTCCGTAATGTATTTCATCAAAATGATCAAATTCCTCCATATGTTTGTCTTAAATAAAGATATACTTTAGGTAGATTTTCTGCTGCTTTTTTTTGTGTTTTGTACTCAACAGAACCTAGTGTTTCTTTACTGTATAAAGTTAACCCTTTTTCTTTACAATATTTGGAAGGCTTACCATCTGTAGATATGCCTCCCTTCCTAATTGCAATCTTACATCTACCACTATTATCTAGTGGTTGTATGTAAACTTGAAAGTCATTATCTATGCACCACTTAAGGTTTTCGTTAAAATTCCAATTGTCCTGCATCTTTCTTAGGCTTTGTTTTATTTGTTAAAAATATAATCCAACGCCCATTCAAATCTCTACCTTCATCAGGTATTATATCTGTCTTGAATACTGCAAATGATTTCAACCATCTATAAAACTCTGTTCTAGATATAGTTCGTTTGGCTTTAGGCGCAAAGTCTGGATTGTCTTGAATGAAATCCATATACAATTCATTCTTGTATATCTTTTCATCGAAACGAATCAACTCATTCTTATATTCATTATCAAATAATCCACACCATTCAACAAACTCATGAGATGTATCTGCACCTAAGTTTCTTACTGTCTGATTTTTGAAGTTACCTTTAATCAATCCCTTAGTGAGATAGAACATAACATTCTCAATCATATAGTTATCAAAAGCACACCACTCATCTTCATCCCACTCAGTAAATAGTAGCTTACCAAACTCAACCAATGGGGTAAAATCTTTGGTATAAAACTGAGAAAACTCAAGTTCCCACTTTCTCCTGGCGAATGAATTACCTCTACCTTTGATGGCATAGTTGGTTGTAATAGCAACTTTAGGTGACTTACTAAAAGGAATTTTTATAGCATCCTTGTTTTTCTTTTCCAAGGTAAGACCTTCGGTAACTACACTAAACAGTCTTTCAAAATCAAAATACTTTTTTACATCATCAAAGCATAGTATTTGAGTGTCAGCACTTACTAATTGATATGCAAAGCTTTTCTCAAAGTTGAAAGACTTACCATCAATAGTGACAAGCTTTTTCATTTGAGATAGTGCATTCATAAACAAACCCTTACCTGTACCTCCTTCAGGATTTTCAGATATTATTTCATCGTTCAGTATAATTGCAGGACAATAGGATAAGTTTTTATATGCGTGTAACATATAACCTATAGTACTTCTCATTGAAAGTATTGTCTGCTTGTCTCCACCAGATATGTTATTGATAAATGTTTTGTAATCACAATCAAAAGAATCACACATATCAAAGTCACGATCAATAACTTGGTCTTTCCAAACATAGCCACCAAGATCTAAATAATCTATTGTAGTTTTCTTAGTCTTAGTTACCTTGACTGCACAGTTTCTGTAATACAGATAAGCAGTATCTTTGTCATCTTCTATAAAGTATACATCAACTGTACCTAATAAGGATAAAAACTCTTCTCTGAAGAACCTAGTCTTGTCTGCAAAGTAATTGTATACAGACATATCATCAAGGTCTTCCAAATATCCTAGTACAAAATCTTTAATCTCTTCTTCAGTAGTATGGTCTATAAGATTATTAGTTACCCTAACAAAAATAAAATGCTTACTACCTTCTGGACTGTACTTATAAAAGCCATTATCTTCTAAGAATTGCCTAAACAAATAATGTATAATTGTTATAACCCCTTTATCATTCTTGTTCCAAAAACGTTTTTCGCTTTCATCCTCTTCAATAGAGGTAATAACAGAATCAATTACAGCGTCTTCAATTTGGGATTCAGCTAACTGAAGACGTATCTCCTTTTTTGACACTCCACGTTTGAGCTTCATCCGTACTTGATTAACCCTATCTTCATCTTCGTAATACTTAGAGCCAAAGTTTTGAGTCTGAGCATAAGCTGAGTTAATAGTGGTTTTAATTTCATTCATTGTAAAATCAGAACTTTCAAACTGACTCATAATGTATTCTGATAAAGACCTGCTTACTCCGTAGTCATTAAAAGCAGCTGCTAGTATGTAGATGTTATTGTTTCTTTCTCCATCTATCATACCAAACTTCTTAGTCCACCACTTCATAAGAATGTCTACTATCTTATTCTCATCAGTCACAGGTATTGTAGGTCTAGATGAATACTTATCTACCACCTTGTACTCTTGCTCTTCTATCTTATTCCACAAATTAGAATTAAGATTTATGTATATTAGTGGGTCATAAGATTCATAACATACTCTGGATACATTCTTACTTGTCTTATCAAAGTAATCTGAATTGTAATATCTCTCTAAAGATATAAAGTAGTTCTTGTGATTGTTTGGTTCTTTAGGTATCTTAACTAAAGCCTTTAATCCATTACCACTTGGTGATATGAATACTGAATACACATACCGATCTTTTGATAGTCGTTCTTTCTCAGACATCATATCTTTCTTTGTCTTGTATCCATCAAAGTCAAGACATATAAATCCACTATGCTGAGTTATACTATCATCGTTTCTCTTGTTAAACATTCCTGAGAAACATATTGCAGGTAGATTTTTCTTAAGCTCTTGCCTCACTTCCTTGTTCTTCTCAGAACGTATTTGTTTTATTAAGTCTTTAGAAGTTCCCTCTTTTATCCTTATCAGTATAGATTCTATGTCCCTAAAGAAAGGAGTAGAGGTGTCTTTTATGTTTCTAAATATAGTAACTTGATTTTGTTCCATGTCGATTTTGTTTTACTATATACTCTTTTATATAATTATATTAAATTTATTTTGATTTGCCATATCTAAGGAAAATAATTGACATTTCCGACATTCATAATTGAAAAGAAAAGGGGCTTTTAGACCCCTAATCCTTATCAACATGGTTAGTTAAAATGGTAAATCTGCCTCTTGAACAGGTGCTTGGTTTGGAGCTGTGTCCACGCCATTAGTCTGTTTCTTAGGGACAAACGTATCAAGTTCAATGTATGGCTTACCCCCCTTGCTATTCAGCACGTTGAGGTTTACCCATCCATTTTTTTGATTGTTATTTAAAAACGCAACTGCTTCTTCAACTTTTACGCTGATGTTACCAATTACGAACTCTGGTGCGTTCTCTCTTCTCTTGAAAAGAAATCCGTCTGCAAATACTTTGTCTTGTGACATATTAATAGTATTAATGTTGAGCGCTGAGTTGGAGCAACGCCTCTGACTCCTTTATGATGAGTGTGAACAATTTAAAATTCTTCACGCTCTATGTACTGTGTAATGTCTTCTGCTGAGTCTTCAGCAAAGAAGGTCTTGTATACCTCAATAGCTTTCAACACCTTCTCTCTACCTCTTAGTATAGTCTCAGGAGATGGCTTAGCTATCTTAAGTTTCAATGTAGTTTTATCTATAATGTAAAACTCTACAGGCTTACCGAACAGCTGCTCATAGATATATGCTTGGCTGTCGTAGTTGTAGTCGTTAGCACTCCACTTAAACTTATCGGCATTTCCTGATGTCTTAATGTCAATTACCTTATTATCTGTAACGATATCTGCCTTACCTTTCCATTCCATACCAAAGATGGTAGCAATAGCAGGTTTCTCATACTCGTTACCTTCTGCGTATATGTCTGTATACATTTCAAAGTTAGACTTCATAGCATCAACCCACGTGTTAATCTTCTCTACTTCTTTTGTAAGCAGTACATCGTATGGATCTAGGTTATTGTCATTAATGTATTCTTTAAAACCTTTAGTGGCCCTACTAGATACATCCATTATACTATATGTATCTAACTTCTCTGGCTCTAACATAGCCGTATGAAAATAGCCACCCTCTAGTAAGGGTAGGCTTTTTTCTTTGTGTCTGAATTTTCTAGGGTTTTTAAGTAAGCTATAAATATCTGAGTTAGATAAATACTGCTGACCAACCTTACCATAGTAATTACTATCGTCTTTGAGTTGTTCTATAATATTATTTTGCATAAGTCGAAAGGTCTTTTTTGATTGCTACTGATAACGTAAACTTCTGCTCTACCTTAGCTATTGTAGAAGCAAATGGTTCGTTCTTATTGGACTTAACAAAGTTCACTACATCATTCCACTTAGCGTGTGTCTTTTTTAATGTAGGTTTCTTTGCTGAGGTTGTCACTTTCTTTGGTGCAGTCTCACTAATGTCAGCTAAGTCTTCACCTGCCCATAATGACAACCCTAATCCATGCATAGCAATAGCCTTTACGGTACTACGTTGAATAGTTTTGTTAACTGCAAACGAAGAAATCTTATCTACACTTAACGATTGATTGTTATGTCCCATAATAGGTAAGTAGTCAATGTGTTCAACGTCATTGATTGTTATACCTACCTTTACATAACCTGTATTGCCATCTGTAAAGTAATTAAGACCTGTGTGGTCTGACTCATATACTGTTCGGTTGGCGCTAGGATATTTATCCTTGACGATTGCCCAGGCATAAGCCCAAGACAAGTAGTCAAATCTTCCCTTCTTTTCTACCTTGTCCTTTACATTGATTGATGTAAGTTCCTTGAATGTTGATTGTGTGTTTCCCATGTTTACTTATTTTAAATTACTAAATTTATTAATTAATGTTTCTCTTTTTAATTTTAAGGAATCGTAATGTTTCTTATTATTCCTAGTGTTAATCTCTGTCTTTATCTTTTTATTAATCAAATCAATCTTACCTTCATACTGTTTCTTTACTACAGCGTGAACGCCTTCTTTGAATCCAAGTTCATGGAACATAAGGTATTGACTATCGTTCATTTCGTGATACGCATATCTAGCATTTGATGTGGTAAATATTTTAATATCATTCTCAACTTTAGTAATCTTAATACCTCTGTACATATAAGCTTCCTCACTATGGTAGCTCATATTACAAGCTTTATTTAATTCAGTTGCTTCGTTCCATATTTCTTGAATACTGTAACTCATACTTCGCTATGATTATATTTTTGAATAGTGTTAGATATAAACTCCTGAACATCAGGATCGGACTCAGTATTTATTTTACTTATTCCGTATTCGATTGTTTGTCTTGAAGTTGTATAACCTCTCTCTGACATAAGGTCTGAGATTTGAAGTATATTCATAGGCCTTTGATAGCACATTGAATACAATATAAATCTTGCAGAAGATATCTTACTTGCCTTGCTCTTCTTGAACAAATCTTTTTCAGATATACCTACCTCCTTACATAAGAGCTTTACATACTTATTAAATATTCCTCTTTTCATTTTTAGATTTTGATAGATTAAACTTAGTTTTTTTAGATTTTGATAGATTGAACTTAGTTTCTTCAGCACCTCCAAATATCTCACCCCACGCTGTGAATATTTCATTCAATACTAAGCGCTGTTGGTTATGATAATACTCAGCTACCTGGTATTCATCGTCAATAAATGATGCTAATGTTTCTGATTTCTGTTCACGTTCTCGGTTGAACATTTCTTTTGATTTTCCCATTGTAATTAAATTATATTGTGTTTGTAAAAATAATAATAATTTGTTTATTATGCAACTTTTTTTTGTTTTTAATGAAAAACTAATCCTACTTTATTAGTGTCATTGAACCACTTAGTTGCGTAAAGGTCTGTGTCTGAAGCGTCTACATAACCTGCCTCGTGTAAATTATCTTTAGTGTCAAAGATCTGTGTGTGTCTGTCAACTGACTTGTCTATCAAGTGCTTCTGTTTACCTGAGTCACTAAATATTATGTCATAATTATTTGGAAGCTCAGCCTTGTGCATCATGTCTACCATATTAGTATAGCTATAGAACCTAACCTCTGGGTTGTCCTTAGCAATTGTAATCCACTTGGCTAGATAGCTACGTGAATAGTAGTCACCACTATCGTGTACCCTAACATAATCAGGGCGTTTCTTTTTTATCTCTGCATTCATTGCATCAATAAACTCTAGTGTCTTACTTAGTTGGTATCTCTTTTCAAATGCAGGCTGCACATTACTCCATACATATGCACCCTTCTTGGCATAACAGAACTTGACACACTCGTCAGCCATAGGGCATGTAAGCTTCCCACTCGCTGACTTGTATGCAGGTATTCCAAAATTAAAAACCCTCAAACTGAGGGCTTTACTTGTCTTCTTTAACTTGCTGTTTTGTGTTAGTAAATTCATATCTCTAGGTTTTTTAATATGTGTTCGATTACTTTAACTGTCCAACCATTACCCAACATCTTATATCGTTGTGCGTTTGACACTCCTTCTGTATAATTATCAGGTACAGTTTGAAGTCTCTCACATTCTATAGGCGTGAGCTTCCTCCAATTGTATTTCTCATTGATGATACCTTGATTGGGTGAGATAGTGGTGAGGCAATGTGCTTTCTCTGTCAATGCCCTACCTCTTCTAGTTGTGCTAGTGGGATAAGATAAGTCTAGACCTTCTCCAATACCTACGGCAGCGTAACCTTTCTTTGTGGCTTCAGGGAAGCATACCTTGTCTTCTATCCTAATCATAGTACGTTGACTTCTTTCTATGCTGTTCCACCATACAGCACCATCGTATCGTGCTGTAAGACAATACGCTTTGCCTTTGTTGGTTACCATTCTCTCATCAACAATAGAACCTTCAAGCTCTCCTTCTGTTTGAATAATATCTTTCAATATTATGTGTTGATTGATTGGCTCAAAGAGGTAAGGTATATTTGTCCAATAGTATCTCTTCCTGGTTTGTGCAGATACAAGTGCTGAGTCTATGTATATCGCTTCAACACCTAACACATTTGATATAGTATCTCTGTGTTCCTTTGTCATCTTTACATTCTCTAACATAAAGTACTTAGGTTTACACTCCTTTATTAACCTAACAAACTCAAAGAATAACTTACTCCTTGGGTCATCAAAGTTTAGGTTCTTACCTGCTCTACTAAATCCTTGGCAGGGGCTACCACCTATGATAAGATCAATCTGTCTCGACTTAGGAATATCTTGTATATATCCTGAGTCTTTCTCTACTACTAAGCAGCCTCTATAATCAGAGTAACTTACTTTGGTAACGTCCCCAACATGAATCATGTCAGGGAAGTTTTTCTTTGCTATCTTTATAGCATACTTGTCAATCTCTGATGCATAGTAGTTGTCTACTTTTACACCAAGATTCTTGAGGGCTATCTGTCCACAGGACATGCCATCGAATAATGATAGTACATTCATATTAATTTGATTTATTTATGATTTGAAATCCTAGTTCAACAAAAGGTTCGTCACTATCTAAACCACCAGTATATATTTCCCCAACGAATCTAACATCTAAATCATTCTTATCCCCATCATCTTCGCTCCCATCATTAGGGATTAGTTTCAATAACACCTCGGTTTTATTGTTCTCGTACTTCTCCAATACTCTAATCAGTTTTTTAACATTCATATTAATTTGATTTAATTATATCTTTAACTGCTTCTTCAAAGTTGTCGCCTAAATACTCTTGAAGGTTTGCATCTAGATAATATCCTTTTAGATGTATTCCCTCAGCATTTGTATATTTGTTTGGAAGAAAATATATCTCATCATTATCTGTGTCCTCCCAATCTGGTAAGTCCCATTCAAGTGAATAAGTTTCTTCTCCATTATCAAACTCAAACTCTGCACCCCAACCTTGTTCCTCTTCAAAATAATAACTGAAAGTTGGTATGTCTTTGACAAAATGCTCTAAGATGATTTCTTCATCAATCGGCCCCCATGCTGAGGTAAATCTGTACGTTCCGTCATCGTACTCATTTTCATAGCAACCCCACTTTGTACCCCAATTCTTGTAAGCCCAATCATACCAATTGTCATACCCATATCTATCTAGCAGGTATTCTCTTCTGTCTTTTGTGATTGGATAGGACTTATACTTGGCTGTCTCGTTTAGTTTCATCTGCTTTGCGTATTCCTGCTCGCTCACTACTCTGCATGGACTAGTGGTCTGTATTAGTTCTTCAGGCATTGGCCTGTAGTATCGACATAGCCCTACTTTGGCTATCTCTTCTAACTTTTTCTCGTATTTTTCTTCTACTGTAATCTGTGCGTAACAATGATTCGGCATAATATATTAAATTTAAAGTTACCTCCTTGGAGGGGCGTCTTTCCGTCCTGTCAGTCTTATTGTAATTTGTGTATGATTAAACCCTTTTCTCATAGGCGTGAGTCTACACTTTAACTGTTAAGCATTACAACGGCCTACATTAGCGACAACTAAGGATTATTATATGACTCACTTCAATAACTTTAAGATGAGTGTGAACAATATTATTCATTGTTCAACTCATCATACGTAGAGGTAATCTCTTCTATTATACCTCTACCTGTTCGTGTATGAAAACCATAGCTATGCAAGTATAACCCCTGCACAGGCTCATTCTCTATAAGAAAATGAAACATATCTGTAGGGTCTACGTTATGCTCCTTTGCTACTATTTCGCATGCTCTCTTTAATGAATGGCAGTCATGTCTTGACTCACCATACGTGTCAATCAGGTATGCCAGGATACCTGATGTTGACCAATTTTCTACTCTTGCCATAGTGTTTAGTTTAACAGGCTGCCCACCCAATGAATACATAATGTGTATCTGTCTCGTAATACACACACTCTCTCTTGTCTACATTGTCCAATGCCTCATCATAAGCATCGTCATCTTTAGGCTCGGATATCTTACCTTCTAATGAACACGTGGTAATTGTGCCATTGTACGGATCGTGTCCGTACTCATACGACTCCTCTTCTCTTAAGGATTGGTATGCTTCTCTTGCTGATTTGTACTGCTTTTTACTCGCTTGGTAATGAATGTTTGTTGCTCCCATAATTTAATTGTGTTTATTTATTATTATTATATTCAAATCCTTTTTCTGTTAGTGTTTCCATTATGTCTTCAATAATCTCGTCTTTCATTATATCATATAGAGCTGTCAATGCATCTTCAACGTATTGTACCTCTATGTCATCAACATATATGGTATCAATATGAGTCTCTTGCATTGCCTCCATCAATACATCTGATAAACTGTGGTCGTAGTAATGTACGTCTGAACCTACATCTATATCATTATTAGGTTCGTGTGCTATCCATACCTCGTACCCATCTGCTGTGTCTTGTTGGTAGATAACAAAGTCACGTCTGTATGCATCGTCATCTACTAATTCAAATCCGAAATGAACCTGAAGTTGTGCATATCCTTTATCAGGGTTGTCATAATAGTCAGCCAACACATCTCTGTTGAATAACTCCTGTGAGATTATCTCTTCGGTAATTTCTTTTACTTGTTTTCCCATAATTTAATTGTGTTTATTGTTTATTAACTCTATGTTTTTTTACATCTTTTAATGCTTGCATTACATTATCTCTTTCTGTTTCAGAAGATAACGCACAGTTTATAAGCCACTCTATTTCTTCCCATGGATTAGAGCATTCTTCTCTGAACCATGCGTAATAAGTATCTATTAATTCCTCCATAACTCTATTTATTTAATTGTTTATAAATGTCCTCCTATTCCCCACTCTTCGCATTCGTATCTCCACTCATGCTCTGCTTCTGAGTCCTCGTGTCCAGGGTGGTCGTATAATCCTGTCCCAAGAATAAACTCTGTTTCGTTTAGCTTGTGGTCTATGTCTTCTATCCACTGATCTTCAATAGATAGTATGTATTCATCAATCTTGTCTTCTTCAATAGTGTCAGGGATTTCTATCTCCAACTCTACAAACTTGTGGTATACACTACGTTGTTCGATTTTTACTTTCATTATTTATTTATTTAATTGATTAGTATCTACTTGCTTCGCTATTCCAAAATAAACTTTTTAGTACTGCCTCTTCTTTTCTTGACAATACTCTAGTGTCAGGGTCTCCCTTTATTTGTAAGTGAGATGACCAATGTGTCCTTGATACTTCATAGGTGTCCTTGTCATCTACTATTACTAATAAAGTTCCTTGCATTGTGTGTGTGTGGGTTACTTTCATAATTTAATTATTTTCTCTTGCGTATTCTATTACTTGCTGATATACTTTGTCCTCTACAAAATCCCAAAAGAAATCTGTAATGTCCATTCCATTTAAGTCTACGGATTCAATCTCCATATCCTCTGCAGGTGGAAGCTCGTATGAACCTGATGTGTAGTAATATGAGTAGTCTATACTCATCTCGTAATGGTCTTCACTAATTGTGTACGTACCTTTGCTATTTATATTCATCTGTTTAGTATTTATATTTAATATCGCTTATCTCTCTAACTATAATCTCATAAGAATGGTCGCAATACATTATTGCCCATTGCTTTGCATCGTCTAAGGTTTTTGCTAGTATGAATGTTACTTCATCTGCATTGTATATCATGAACTTACTCATATCTATTTATTTAATTGATTAATATTCATCTCTTCAATCTCCCACACAAAATTATCATGAGGATTGGTTATAATTATTTCGTTCCATGTTGATTCAGCCTTGGCTTTCTGTAGCTTCTCCATGCTATCAAACACACCAATTATCTCAGTCGATGGAATTAACCCCCATACCTCCTGAGTTCGTTCAAGTTTTAATAAGTATATCATATCGTATAGATTGTATGTTCATCATTTCCACCTCCAATGAATGCTGCACCCCCATCGTTACCCTCATCATCTGATTGTAATACTAGGTATGTTCCATCTGTAAACATTATTGCTAGTGGTCTTTTGTACCAACCAAATGCATCTGCCTCTTCTCTATTCATGTATCTGCAAGAGTCTATCTTCTTTCCTTTTAAGATTTTCTCAAATTTTAGTCCGTGTTTTTCGTCTGTTGTTCTCATAATTTCTCTAGTGGTTTTATGTATTGATTATTATATTCTTCTCTCTCTTTCCACAACCTGTCTTCCAGTTCTAGGTTTTCATCTGCAAAATGACACGCTTGATTGTATTCATTGGCGTGTTGTTCTGCAATGTAATCAGCGAATGATTCAAACCATTCTAATTTGTCGTCTGTTCCCCTTAGCTTTGCCTCCAACTTTTTGATGTGTTTTTGCATCGCTTGAATTCTGTGGTAATTGAAATTGTCTGCTGTCATTTCTATTTATTTAGGTTAAACATTGTTTTCTCTATCATTAATTCTATTGGCTTTCTTTCTGTGTACTCTTTGGTTTTTTTGTTGTAGTATGATTGCTTTATTACTTTACCATCTACCTTCAATCTAAAGCTCAGCCAATCTCCAAATTGTTTTTTGGTCTGTTCGATTGTACAGAAGTGGTGCGAGTTCTTGCTTCCACTCCCTACTTTCATATTGATACTTGAGTGGTCATGCACTCCGTATGATTTGTTTCCGTTTGCATATGCACAAGAATTTATCTCGTTCCATATTGAGTATTGTCTTCCGAATCCCATATCTTTTTTATTTATTAGTTATACATTCCAAACGCCACATTGTTATCAAGTCCGTTTGCTATTAGATTATAAATTAATGTTACAAATCCTACTACAAATAGTATTGATAAACCCATAAGAAAAACTCTTAAGATGAGTGTGAACACCGTTCCCCTGAACGTTGTTACAACTTGTCCTTGTCTGTCTCTTACTTGTGTAGTCTCTGCTAATTCTCTGATGATTGTTCCCATAATTATTAATTGTTATTTGTTATTATTCTTTTCTTTTAAATCCATTATTGTTAGTGGCACGTATAATGCCAAGCACCCCACGAAAAACATTAAGGCTGCGACAGATCTGTCCCCCTCTATTAAACTTTGATGTGCTGCTCTCCACGCATTCACGCAAACAAATATTGTGAATAGTGTAATGATTACTCTTTGTACTTTTTTCATTTGATTAGATTTTTTGTAGCTCTCTTGCGATTGCTCGTTCGACTCTTCTAAATTTGTAAATTCTTGTTGCCTCTGTCCAGGAACACTGGACTTCGTGCATAATGTCTTTGACAACCTCTCCAAAGTTTTTATTAAATTGAATTTGTTTGTCTCTTTCTTCTTTTGCCACTTGTTCGATTACTACAGTAACCGAGTTGGTTTTGATACGTTTTCTCATTTGTAAATTATTAATTGATTAGATGGCATGGAGGGATTCGAACCCTCAGCAGTCCTAACTACATGCCAAACATATTACCTTGATACATTCCTGTCTTCCCAATATTGTATCTCTGTAATATCGTTTCTCTTTCGGTTTACAACACAGACTCTCCACTTGCTAGGTGTGTCTGTCTGTCCGTTCTAGTAATAACGAGAGGCAATTTTACGGCTCTCTACTATATCGAAATAATATAGTTCACTCTATGCTTTATAGGTAGTCTTGATACTTTACCCTTACATAGCCTCTACCTCATACAATTTGGTAGGTTATCAGTTATCTAAATACTTTAAGCCATAGGCGTTGCCATACGTGTACAAGGTGTTTTTGATAGTCTAGGCGTTGCCATAGATTACCCCTTGAGGTGCTTTGTATTACGTTGTAATTTTTTACGTGCCTGAATACTTGTTTTGAGTTTCATCTTGAGTTTAGTAAGGGCATAGATTACCCTTGTGTCGTATAGGTGCCGACTCTCTTTATCTACTAACTAACAATAGAATTGTTTCAAGTATCCAATATGTCAAAGAACGAGATTAAAAAAACTTTTACGCTTGTACGCTTTGCGATACAAAAACATTTTTAAAATCCTACCTTTAAAACGTACGCTTTGCGATACGCTAAAGAGGTGCAATTTTATAGACTTTTTTTGTCTTTAGAACCCCCTCAAAATATGAGTTTTGCAACGCCCTAAAGACGTTTAAAGGGGGTTTTGGTGGTAACTATGCTTTGACTAATTTAGCCGAAATAATAGCATTTAAAGAGGTCTCAAAATCCAAACCTTTTTCGATTTGTAGCTTTGTTATGCCTTGAATAAGTTGTTCAAATCTATATACGTTAAAATTCCCTTTAATTAGTGTTACGGCTTCAGATAACAAAGGAATAAATTTAGCCTTGTTTTTTTCAGAGGTTAAAAAATTAATAGCTTTTTTGCACTCGTTTTGGTACGCAATATTTTTGTGCGATTTCGTGCTAACATTGTCAAGTTTTGCCGTTCTTTTTACCTCTAACAAGCAAAGCATCGCATCGGTTTTATATGCGTTCTTTTCGGTTTTTCTTCTAGCACTTTGCACGTTCGCAAATTGTGGGTTTAATGCACGTTTTTTAGCGATTGCCTCTTTTTGTGCGTTTGTCATTGGTTTACGTGTTACGACTTTTTTAGCCGTTGCGATTGTGTTAACTACTGAATTACTTTTAATTGAATTCTTCATAATAATAAAAATTTAAGTTGTTTGGCTTCATTGCCGTTACAAATCTAAGGCTTTTTTATTTATTAGACAAAATAAAAACAAAAATAAAACAAAATAAATTCTTGATCTTTTTAACTGAGCTTTTAAAATGAATAGTTAAATTGTTGATTATCAGCGTCTTAAGTCGTCAAAGTAATGCTGGAAATCGCAAAATAAAAATTCAAAATAATTTAAAAATAAATTTATTCAATAGGTTTTTATTGTGTTTTGGTGTGTTTTTTTTGGTGGGTTTAGTATTAAAAAAGTTAAGCATTTTAAAAAATTAGGGCATTGTTAACCCTTTCTTTAGTATTGTGTAAAACAAAAACAAAGGGGGCAAAGGGTTTGTTTTGTGTGTGTGTGTGGGTGCGTGGCATGGCGTGGGGGCGTGGGGCGTGGGTGGTGGTGGTGGTGTGGGGGTGTGGGGTGTAGCAAAAAGCTAAAAAGATGCAACAATAAAAACGGCTTTTAAAAGTACCCCCCCTATCAAAAAAAAGATCGCCTTCCGATGAGGGATGATCGCTGTATTTTATATTATTACCCAGAGCCTCTTTATAAGTGATATTAATTTTGTATATTTGTAAATGGAAGCATGGGAAATAGAAATACAAAACAGGATCCCTGTTGGGATTGCAATTGGCTGGAGTCTTTATAATAAAGATGAAAGTTATGATTTTGGTGAATTAATAATTTACCTAGGAATAATAAGTTTACATTTTAAATGGCAATGATATGATTAGTAAAAAACCGATAATGAAAGAGTATATGTCTTCACGTAACAAACATGAGCTAGATGGTCATGGACAGTATTACGAAATGGGGATTAAAAAATTAGCTAGCTTTAAAAAAGCTAAAGATCGTGCTAAGGATATTAGTATGATAGCTGAAGGAATTGAATTAGCAGAAGCTAAAAAGAATTTCTTTAGTATATATAAATAATTTCTTCCCACAATTTATATTGTGTTTCTCAGAGAAAGGGGTTTAACTTCGGTTAGCCCCTTTTTTGTGTCGTTTTATGTCGGCCTATGTCGATTTTGTGTCGATTATTTTTCTTGTAACTAACTGATTTCTAACTATTAACTATCTTTTATGTCGATTATGTCGGTTTTTATTCTAATTATATAGATAATAAAAAATATAAATAGTATAATTACTATATATATATATATAGAAACATAAAATCGACATTCGTCATGAACTTTAATTTTTGTATATTTGCATTAATCTAATAAAATGAAAATATGAATCCAAAAGAATTATCCTTCGATCAAGAGGGGAGAGACAAATTATTAAACGGAATCACTACAATTTCCAGAGCAGTTAAAAGTACATTAGGGCCACTCGGCAAAACAGTATTAATAGAATCACCAAACCACAGAGGAGGAATTACAATTACAAAAGACGGTGTGACTGTAGCTAAATCAATTGACTTAGAAGACTCGGTAGAGAATCTAGCAATTACTATGATGAAGGAGGCTGCAGACCGAACAGCAACCTCAGCAGGAGACGGAACTACTACTGCGATTGTTTTAACTGAGGCTATTGTAAAGGAAGGAATGCGTTTGATTCAGAGAAACCCTGAGATAAATACCACACAATTAATTAGAGACATCAAGTCTCATTCAGAGGAGGTAATAAAATCTTTAAGCAGTTCATCAAAAAAAGTAACTGGAAAAACATTACGTGATGTTGCTACAATATCTGCGAACAACGATTCTGTTTTAGGAAAGATGATTGCTAGTGCGTACAAAGAGTTGGGTAAAGACGGAATACTTACAGTAGAAAATAGTAAGACTGAAAAAACATACTACGAGGTAACTAAAGGAATTAAGATTGACAGAGGATATTCTTCAAAGCTATTTATCAATAATCACAGAAACGATGAATGTATACTAGATGATGTATATGTTTTGATGACGGACATGGAGATTACCAATATACTTCAGATTGAAAATATATTAAAGCCAATAATAAACCAAAACAAAAAACTTCTAGTGATTGGGAACTGTTCTCAAAATGTAACAAACACATTAGCAGCGAATGTAGTTCAGAATAATTTAAAGCTCTGTAATATTATACCACCATCGTTTGGTTACAAAACAAATGAACTGATGAGTGATATTGCTTTGGCAATAGGTGCAAAATATTTTAGCGAGTCGCAGGGCGACAACATTGGGATGTTGACAATGGAAGATTTAGGACATGCTGATAAAATTATTGTAGGAAAAGATGGAACTGTAATTATGAATGACGAAGTTCAAGATGCTAAGTCTAGAATTTCTGAGTTGAAAGTTCAGAAAGAAAACAATAAGGACAAGAAAGAAAGAGATTTCATTACCGAACGTATTGCATTGTTGTCAGGAGCTGTAGGCGTAATTTATGTTGGGGCTGATTCTGATATTGAGCAGAAAGAAAAGTATGATCGTGTAGAAGATGCAGTATGTGCAGTAAAATCAGCGATTGAAGAAGGAATTCTTCCAGGAGGAGGGGTAGCTCTTTTGAGATGTGCAGAAAAACTAGGAGACGGAGACTCAAATGACGTTATGTACGGAGCTTTGATTTCACCACTAGAGCAGATACTTACAAATGCAGGTGAAAACATAAAAGAAATTAGAGATAAAATTTGTAGTTGTGCAGATGCTCCACATAATTTTGGATATGACGTAAAAAATAAAGTTTTTGGCGACATGTACAAGATGGGAGTTATAGATCCTGCAAAAGTTACAAAGAATGCGTTGAAAAATGCAGTAAGTGTAGCGACAACAATATTAAGCACCAATGCAATTGTAACAATGAAAAGAAAATAATATGAAAGCAATAGGTAAGTACATTGTAATTACAGAAATCAAAGAACAGCAGAAAACTGAGTCAGGTATTTTACTAACGTCTGACGATAGTAACTTGCTAAGGTACAAAAAAGGTTTGATAAAGATTCCAGGGACTGAAGTGTCTGTAGTATCTGAGGGTGACGTTATTTATTATGATAAAAACGCAGGTCACAAAATGATGTTAGAAGAAGAGGTAGTTACAATTATATATGAAAGAGATATTGTAGTAGTTCTCTAATATTTTATACATATACTAATTAATCTGTAAAGAAAATCGAAAAATCTTTACAGATTTTTTTTTATCTCTTGATTCATTTTCTTAATTATCTTACGATAAACTTTTTGAGAATAATCAGCATTAGGATCAAACATAGGATTCCGTCTTCTGTCCTCAGAGACGGTTTCTTCCATGTTTAATTTTTTATAAATCGAAGCGCATATGCGCTTACCAGAAAACCCAAGCTCATATAATGTAGACTCACGCCCTTTACGTTTACGCCATACGACAATTAGTTTATCTTTTAATAGATTGTGAAATCTGTTTTTATCCCAAGACATTATCTCGTTGAATTCCTCAAAGTCTTTTTGAGTAAATAGTTCTTCACTATATAAAAACAAAAGCATTTCAATATCAGCAGTACCTAATCCGTATTTGACCTTAGCCCATTGTTTTACGACTTTCCAATATTTTAGATAATCACTTTTAGGTTGATATCTAGCATATACCTTGCTAATCTTTCTTCGAATTTTCATTTAATTAAATTTGTATCTTTGCAAAGATAACTTATTTATTATGGCATTAAGTAGAACAGCTAAATTTTACCGAGACAACCCAGAGGCTAGAAAAAAACATAGAGCCTACCAAGCTAAGTATAATAAAAAAAGAAAATCAATAAAACAACGTGTTGCTGATAACCGAGAAAACCGAAAGAAAGGAACTTACGGCAACTATGATGGATTAGATGTTTCCCATAAAGGAAAAGGAAGATATGTTCTTGAGTCTGAAAAAAAGAATCGAGGTAGTAAGACTAACACTCCTGGAGACAAAAGAGCTAGAGGGAAAAAAGGAAAAGGAAGAAAAAATAAAGGTAATACAGGAGGTAAATAAAAAAAAATAAAACTATGGGATGTGAGTCAGTAAAAGATCCAAAGAAAAGAAAGCAATGTGAAGAAGCTAATAAGCAACTAAAAACTCACGTGGCTAAAGAAAGGGCTGAAAGTAATTTCAATAATCAAAACTTTGAAATGCTTGCTGCCCAAAGAGCTAAACGAGAAGCTTTAAGAGGGCCAGCTGCGAAAGCACTAAAACCGTTAAAAGAAAAATAATGGGACTAGGAGCAGCTATAGGAAACGGAATACCTTTTCAAGATAAAAGAAACGAAGATATACCTGAAATCTGTTTTATTATAACAGAGTTAGATGATTTTTGTGAGCAAGAAACAGTAATTGGAGATAGCAGAATGATTCCAGAACTATGCGTAACTCCTTAAAATAAATAAAAATGGCAAATAAGAAATTTTCACAATTTGAATTAAAGACAGATCAAGCGGATGTAGACTTTTTGGTAGGATACACAGGGACAGAAAATGTTCAAATAGCATCTGAAAAAGTAGGATTAAGATACGACTTATCAGGAAGCGTAAGTGATGTAACTGATTATGCAGTTTCATTAACAGACAATAATGGAGGATTAGACAAAGTAACTCTTGTTGCAGGAGACAATATTGTTTTAACAGATTTATCCCCTGGCACACCAAATGCAGTTCAAATAGATACAAAAAGAGGTTCTGTGTACATGGTTACAGGAACATTTCAAAACGTTTTTGGTGGAGACCCTGGTATTTTTGGTGATACTTTAGAGTTTGGAATTAGTTCAGTTCCTGCAGCAGATCATTCTTCAGTATTAGTTATTCCTGTAGACGCAAAGTTAATTGGTATAAGTTATAAATGGATATCAGATGATGCCGTAGTAGGTATTCCAGTTGGTGGAGTTTATAAAATTCAATTAAGAGCAATGTCAAATACAAGTGGAGCTACTACAGATACTGCAAATTATACAACGCCTCAAAACATAAACGGAATTGATTTAACAGATTCTGACAATGGAACTTATCCATTTAAAAGTCAAAATGCAATTAGCCCTTCAGTATCTTTAGCTGCAGGAACAATTATTAATGTATCAGGAGTACAGACATCAGGAGCAACTATCCCTACTTCAAATTCAGAAATAGAAGTAACTTTAGTGTTTGAAACAACATCATTTTAATTATGGCAAAAAAAGGTAAAACAAAAGGAAATAAAATTTGTCCTGCAGGAATAGCATGGGCTAAGAAAAAGTTTGATACATATCCATCCGCATATGCAAATATGGCGGCAAGTAAATATTGTAAAGACCCTAAATACGGAAAGTAATGGATAAAGATACTATAAAGTATACGCTTCAATATATTGAATCGGTAAAAAAGATGAAAGAATTATCTGATGATTTTGAAGAGCAAATGATGTTTGCTGATGTAATTCATAAGTATGAAATGAAGTTAAAAGGAATTAAGCCAACAGATTCTTATATAGAGTGCGTAGGCTGTGGTTCATAAATTTATATAGATGGGTGAGTTAGCTAAATGGAGAGCAGAAAAGTGGGTACGCATTGGAACTGATGGTTCTATCAAAGGAGAGTGCGGTACTAGCAAAAACAAAAAAAATCCAGATAGGTGTTTGCCATTAGCAAAAGCAAAAAGCATGAGTAAAGCAGCAAGAGCCAAAACAGCAAGAAAGAAAAAAGCAGCAGGTAAAAAAGGAAAAACAGTTGTTTCCAATACTAAGGCAGCGAAAGTGACTAAAAAATATACAAAGTAATGGCAAAACCAAGAGCAGGAAAAGCAAAAGTTAAAATTACCTCAACAGGTAAAAAAGTTAGCTACGGACAGGCAGGAAAAGCAAAAGGTGGAGGCCCAAGAGTAAGACCTGGAACAAGCAAAGGAGATAGTTATTGTGCGAGAAGTTTAGGTATAAAAAAAAGATTGTCAGCAAAAAAAAGAAACAATCCTAATACTCCAAACAATTTGTCTAGAAAGAGATGGAAGTGTGTGGGGGCTAAGTCTAGAAAATAAGTATTAAAATATTAGTATATTTGTAAAATACAAAAACAATTTATTATGGCACAAGGTTACAACTCACGCTTAGATGAATCAATCGCAGCAAAAAACGGAAAAAAGAAACAATCACTAAAAGATCGTAGAGACGAATCTAAAGCAATGTCTAAAAAAGATTACGGACATTCTTATGGAGGAGATCACAACATGTCTTATGAGTGTATCAACAATGTAAAGAAAAAAATCGGAGGATTAATAAAAAAATAAATGGGGAAAGCTTTTGTAAAATTAGGATTGTGGATGCAAAGAGTTTGGTGTAAATTTCAATGTGCTTGGAATTACGCTATAATGTCTTTAACTTTTAAAGTAATTGACAAGTGTCCAAACAAATTATGTACTTGTAAGAAATGAAATCAAGAGGATTAGGAGATAGCGTTGAAAAATTAACCAAAGCAACTGGAATTAAAAAGGTTGTAGATACAGTTAGTAAGGTAACAGGGAAGCCTTGTGGGTGTGGTCAAAGACGTGATAATTTAAACAGAATGTTCCCTTATAATAAATAAACTATGGCTTATCAAAAATTACAAGCAGGTAGAGCAGCATTAGTAGTTCCAAGTGATACGGATCAAATTCCAAGTGTTACAGGAGGTACAAATAATGGATGTGCTTTATATATTGGACTTCCAGGAAATGTTCGAGTAAAGACTGTTGGTGGAGATGATGTCATATTTGTTGGATGTTATGCAGGTCAATTTTTTCCTGTAAATGTTTTACAAGTATTTGACACAGGAACTACAGCAGGAGAAATAGTAGCGCTATGGTAGAATATACGCAAGATAATAGTGCATTATTAGACTTAGAAGTGAATTACATACTTATAAGAGAATAATGACGATGCAAGATATAAAAATATATGCTTTAAATTTGGTGAGTTTAGCTGTGTCTTTTACACACGTAGAGATGGTATTAAAATTAATTCTATTAGCAGCTTCTATAGTTTATACGGCTCAAAGAATATGGATTAATTATAATGAAAAGAAAAATAGATAAAATTATAGTTCATTGCTCAGCAACCAGACCTTCACATGATATAGATGTGAAAGAGGTTGACAAGTGGCACAAAAAAAGAGGGTGGTCAGGTATTGGCTACCATTTTTTTATAAAAAGAGGTGGTTTAATTGAATTTGGCAGACCTTTAGAGAAACAAGGCGCTCATACAAAAGGCCACAATAAAAACAGCATAGGTATTTGTTACGCAGGTGGAGTTGAAGAAGAAAGAGGAGAAGACGGCAAATACGAAGCAGTAGATAATAGAACTGATCAACAAAAAGACAGTATTTTAACTTTGCTGATATTTCTTAAAAAAGCTTTTCCAAAAGCAGTAATACATTCTCATCGAGATTTTGCTGCAAAAGCATGTCCAAGTTTTGACGCAACAAAAGAATATAAGTATTTATGAAAAAACTATGGCAATGGCTCAGCGGAAATGTAATAAAAGATGTTGGCGAAGTATTAGATGAGCTTATAACTACTGATGAAGAAAGGTTAGAGGCAAAACAAAAAATTACAAAAATTTTAGAACAAGCTGATAAAGAAGCTCAAGAACAAGTTACCGAACGTTGGAAATTTGACATGGCATCAGATTCAGTCTTATCCAAAAATATTCGTCCAATGGTACTAATATATTTGACAGTAATATTTACTGCATTATGTTTTACGGATGGAAACATTGGAAGCTTTACAATATCAAAAGAATACATTCCTATTTTTCAAACATTGCTCGTAACAGTATATGGAGCTTATTTTGTTGGAAGAAGTTGGGAGAAAGCTTCAAAGAAAACTAAAGAATAATTCATACCTTTGCATAATAACCATAATTTAATAAAATGAAAAATTTAAAAAAGACAGAACTAGTAGAATTACAAACTTTGAATTCAGATTTTGTAAACTTAAAAACTCAATTAGGTGATTTAGAATTACAAAAGCACCTAATAATAGAGCAAGTACAAGAAGTTAGAAAAAAATTCTCAGATTTAGAAGTTAATCTTGTAAAGAAATACGGAGAAAACACAACTATTAACTTGCAAACAGGTGAAATAAAAGAAAAAGAAAAAGAATAAGATGGCAAAAATTAGCAATACTTTATCGTACCCTGGTCAATCACCGATTGAAGGGGCAGATTATTTAATTGGAACAGCGGCTAACTCTACTCCAATTGGTCTTCAAACAAAAACATTTACAATACAAGGTATTGCTAATTTTATTATTGACGCAGCATTTGATGGTGTGTCATACAGGCTTCCTATTTTTACTGCTGCAACAGCAGGATTGGAATCTGTAAAATTAGTAAATTCATTATTTTATCAAGATACGGCTTCGCTGGGTGGAAAAGTCAGCGAAGTCCTTGGTACAACCGTTTACTTAAATGACGGTTCAGGAGTTGGTAATTTAGAAGTTGCTCAAAAAGTAACTGTAGGAAGTAATTTAATAGTAACAGGTAATTCTGCTTTAGCAGGAACATTAACTGTAGGAGGAAACACAACATTAGGAACTGATGATACTACTGAAGCAAGCATTGAATCAGTATTAAGTATTCAAGGGCCTGTAAAAGATTCTACAAGTACTTTAGGTAATTCTGAACAAGTTTTAGTTTCAGATGGAAACGGACAAGTAACTTGGCAAAACTTCCAAGGTTCAGGATTAGAATACCAATCAGCTTGGGATGCTTTAACAAATGTACCTGATTTACAGGTTTATCCATTAACTGCTGATAATACAGGTAAATATTGGGTAGTATCAGTTCCAGGAACAACTCCTTTAACAGATGCCGCAGGTGGAACAATTACAGATTGGGAGCCAGGTGATTGGGCAATTATCTCTGAAGATATTGCAGGAAATGTTTTTTGGGATAAAATTGACAACTCCTCTGTATTAACAGGGCAAGGTACAACAGGAAATATAGCAATATGGACAGCACCAAGAGAGCTTGGTGATGCACCAATAAAACTAGGAGCAGGAACTAATTCTTTAATCTTTAATGACGCATTTTCTTCAAATGGAGATTATGCTAATTCCTTTGGGTCTGATTCAAGTGCAACAGGAAATCAATCTTTTAGTGCAGGTTATGCTACTGATGCTCAAGGAGGAGCTTCACAAGCTTTTGGAAATCAAACTACAGCAACTGGTGATTATTCATTTGCCGCAGGTTTTGAATCAACTGCAAATGGGACAGCTTCTGTTGCAATGGGAAGTAGCGCAACAGCAGATGGAAAATATTCTGCTGCATTGGGAGAGACAAGTATTTCAACAGGTGAAGCATCATTTGCAGCTGGTAAACAAGCGAAATCTACAGGAGATTATTCTGTAGCTTTTGGAGATTCATCTGAATCAATAGGACAACATTCTTTTGCAGGAGGTAAAGATTCTATTGCTTCACAACAAGCTTCTTTTGCATTTGGAGAAAATTCATTTGCTCAAGGACAAGCTTCAACATCTATAGGTACAGATCTTACTGCAAAAGGGAATAGCTCTATAGCTTTAGGTAAAGATAGTATTGCAGAACAAGATTTCTCAATAGTAATAGGTTCAAGTAATGTTGCAGGTTCAGCAGGTAATGCAGGTGGAGTTGCAATAGGTTCAGGAAACAATGCATTAGGGGCTAGTTCAGTCGCTATAGGTGATGGAAACAATGTTGCTGCAACTGCAATTGGTGCAGTTGTAATGGGAGCTTCAAGTATTGTAAGCGGAGAATTTTCTTTTGCTGTAGGTAAAGGTAATACAGTTGAATCTACTAGCGGTACAGGAATAGGTCGTGATAATGTAGTTAAAGCACCTGCAACAAATGGAATTGCTTTAGGTTATGAAAATCAGGTTGAAAAAGAAGGTGCAGTTGCGATAGGTACAGATAATGATGCTCTAGGAAAATGGAGTATTGCATTTGGATACAAGAACGGCTCTACAGCGGATTATAGTGTTGGAATAGGACAAGAAAACCAAGCTACAGGACTCAATGGTACTGCAATTGGTAAGTCAAACACAGCATCTTCTGCAGCAGCAGTAGCTTTAGGATTAGCAACTACAGCTTCAGGTAGTGCTTCAGTAGCATTAAACAATTCAACAGTTGCTTCAGGAGGTGATTCATTTGCTTCAGGATTTGAATCAACTGCAACAGGAGCTGCAGGAACAGCAATGGGATATAGAACTTCTGCATTAGGAGATTATGCTTTTGCAGCAGGTTATTTATCTAACACAAACGGAGATTCAGCTATTGCAATGGGTGATAATGCAAAAGCAGATGCTAATAATACTGTAGCAATTGGAGCTGATATAGTAGTTGATTTAAAAAGAAGTGTTGGTATAGGAAACAACTTACTAGTTAAGGGAGATACTCAAGTAGTAATTGGAAATGGATTAGAAGGAACTTCTTTTAAAGAAACAGTATTAGGTTCATTTAATTTACCTCCAAGTAGTCCAAGTGTAAATACTTGGGTTGGTACTGATGATTTATTTACTATCGGTAATGGACAAGATATTAATACTAAAAGTAATGCCTTAGTTTTAAATAAAAATGGTGAATTAAAATTACCATCATATGGAGGTGGAACAATAACAGGAACTGCCACATATAATTTAGGTGTTGATGCAAGTGGTAACGTAATCGAAGTATCCACAGGTGGTGGAGGTGGAGGTACAGTTACAGGTTCTGGAACTCAAGACTACATTACTAAATGGAATAGCAATACAGCTGTTGGAAACAGTATAATGTTTGAAGGAGGGTCAGGAATTGGACTTGGAACGGTTACTCCATCATACGCTTTTGATAATCATTATAACTTAGGAAGATATGCTTCATTTGGAGTTGCATTTGCTGAAGCAGTACCAGCTAACAGCATTATAAATATTGGAGATGTAGATGGCAATGGAGCTGCTTTAGGTCTTTATGATGATGCTAGTGCTAGAACAGTTCTTGTAAAAGGTGGAAGTGTAAGAATAGGTACAGGTGCAGCAGCTGCTGAAAGATTAGAAGTAGAAGGAAGTATAAGGTTAAGTGGAACTGGCAGTCAAGATAATATTTATACTACTAATGATAAATTACTTTTAAGCTCTGGTGGTAATAATGGCACTAGTTTCTTGTTTGATGATGCAAATGGTACAATCTTAACAGATACAAATGCTGAAGTTGGAATAGGAGTTGCAGTTCCATATGCAAAATTAGATGTAGCTGGTGCTATAAAAATCGCTGACACTAGCGCTTCACCAACTGCAAATACTGTTGGTTCAATAAGATATAGAGTAAGTGGTAACAATAGTTATATAGATATGGTGATGCAAGATGGTGCTACTTCATATGCATGGGTAAATATAGTACAAAAGAACTGGTAATAAATGGCTGTAATTAAAAAGTACATTTCAAATGAGTTTGTAATCATAGGTGGTAATGCTTCTCAATTTTTAAAAGGAGATGGTTCATTAGACACAAGCATTTATGTTACAGGAGGCCCTTATTTACCTGTTGCAGGTGGAATAATGAATGGGCCTACTTACCATGGTAACAATGTAAAGTCATTGTGGGGGTCAGGAAATGAGCTTAGTATTTTTCATGATGGAACAGATGCTTATATAGATAATGTTTTAGGTAATTTAAAAGTATCATCTGATGTAGATTTTTCAGGAACTATTACAGCTGATGGTTATGATTCCCAGGATTGGGCAACTGCTTATGAAGCTTCAATATATAAAGCAACAGTAACAGGGTCTACTAATAAAACATTAACCTTGGATCGTGAAGATGGTGGAACATTACAAGCAACATGGCAGGATAATACAGATTCAACTTTTACTTTTACACAAGGAGTTTCATCTGTAACATGGAATATACAGCATAATTTAGCTAGGTTTCCATCAGTATCAGTCGTAAATACCAATGAATTTGTCATTCATGGCGAAGTCGAATATATAGATAATAACAACGTAACATTAACATTTTCAGCAGCCTTTGCAGGTAAAGCTTATTTAAACTAAAAAAAACAACATGGCAATTAATTTTTTAAACAGCATTGACTTCAACAAAAATGAGTTATTCAATGCAAAAATTCAAAACGAAATAAATGACGCAGCTGCAGGAACTCCTGTTGATGGTCAGTTATATTACAACACCACAGACGATAAGCTGAAAGTTGGTGAAGGAGGAAGTTGGGTAGCCCTTCAATCTTCTGCTGATACAAACACAACCTATGATTTAACTGCTACAGGTTCAGGTAATGGAACTTCTACAGTTAATTTAGTGGCTTCTAATCCATCAAGTACTGATAGTATTTTATTTACAGGTGGTGGTACAGCTAGTGTAACACGTTCAGGTTCTACAATTACAATTACAACAAATGATCAATATGATGGTACAGTAACATCTGTTGCAGCTACACATGCAGGTAATGCATTTACAGCTGGAATTGGAGGAACTGCTACAATTAATCCGTCCGTTAATATAACAATGAACGGTACAACTTCTCAGTATATTAATGGTGCAGGTAATTTAGTAACTTTCCCATCTATTCCACAAGGAGATATTACTGCAGTAAGTGCAGGAGCAGGTCTTCAAGGTGGAGGAACTTCAGGTTCAGTATCATTAGCTGTAGATTATTCAGGTGCAAATAACATTATAGATTCTGCTCCAGATGGAACAGCTATAGTTGCTTCTGATAAAATTTTATATGAGGATGCAACAGATAGTACAGTAAAAGAAATTGCTGTATCAAGTTTAATAGCTTTAGCACCTCAAGGAGATATTACAAATGTAAGTACAACATCGCCAATAACAGGTGGTGGGTCAAGTGGTTCTGTAAATATTTCTCACGCAAGTCAGTCTGATACAGAAACTACAGATACTGCTTCTTTATCATTTGGAGGGACATTCGATGCATATACAGACGTAACAACAAATGCTACAGGACACGTTACAGGTCATGAAGTAACAACATTTACTTTACCTGCTAACCCAAATACAAACACAACTTATCAGGTAAAAGTTGGAGCAGGTGGTGCAAATACCGCTAAAGTAGAATTAGATGCTAGTTCAGGAACTGATACAAGCATTACTCTTAGTGGTACATCTAATGAAATACAAGTTACTGAAACTGCAGGAGCAGGAGGGACAATATTTGTTGGATTACCAAATGACGTTACAATTACTTCTGACTTAACAGTTGGAGACAATATAACAATGACAGGCGGTATTTTAAGCGTTACAGGTACAGGTTCTTTTACAGGACAGTTAAGTGTTCCAGTAACTCCAACAGCAGCAGGTTCAGCAGCTTCTAAAAGCTATGTAGATTCTACACTAGCAGGTTCAGGAGCTTTAATTTTCCAAGGAGGATATAACGCAGCAACCAACTCACCTGACTTGGATTCAAATCCAAGTTCATCTATTAAACAAGGTTGGACATATGCAGTAACAACTGCAGGACAATTCTTTGGAGAAACAGTTGAAGATGGTGATTTACTTATTGCAGAATCAGATGCTCCAACCGCACTAGCTAATTGGACAGTAGTTCAAAACAACATAGGTGTTGCAACAGCAGGTTCAAGTGATGGAGCAACAACAAAAGGTATTGCAGGATTTAATTCAGCTCACTTTAGTGTAACATCAAACGGATGGGTTTCTTCTGATGTTTATAGTGGTGGTTCAACATTAGGTATTGTTCCTGATGGGGGTGGAAGTACTACTTTCTTAAGAGGTGATGGTTCATGGGTAACACCAACAAACACAAACACGCAAAGAGCTGCAGGAACAGGTTTAAGTTTATCAGGTAATACTATAAACGCAAATGTAGATGGCACAAATTTAACAGCTGCTAACTCTTCAAGTACTACTGCATCTAGAACATATAAGGTTCAAGTTGACTCAGGAGACAACTTAGTAGTTAACGTACCATGGGTAAATACAAATACTCAAACTGTAACTAGTGTAGATGAAGTAAGTCCAGGGACTTCTTCAGGAACGCCAATTGTGGTTAATCCAACTACAGGTAATGTTAAAGTTCAGTCAATGGCTTATGCAGGTTCAACTAAAGTTGGTCACGTTCCTTCAGGAGGTTCAAGTAGTACGTTCTTACGTGGTGATGGTAGTTGGGTAACTCCTTCAACAGGAACTAACAACTATTTAACTTCTTTATCTTTTAACACAGGTAATGGTATATTAACTGCAGCAAGACAAGGTTTAGGAAATGTAACTGTTGATTTAGATGGTAGATATGCATTAAACTCTGTAGTTACAGGTGCATTAGGAAAAAGACTTACATTAACTAGTGCTTCAGGAGCAGTAACAAGAACTACAGGAGGCGGAACAACTAAATTTATTGTAGATGTTTCAAATGCAGCTGTATTTGGAGGTGGAGTAAATGATGCTTTAGATGTAAAAGTTGAAGTTATGTCTTCAGTTGGAGATACAGTATTTGCTGAAACAACTAGAAGTGGTGCTGATTTAACTGTTGCTTTTGCAGGTACAATTGCAGATGGAAGTTACATAGTGCTTCTTACATATGTAGGATAAACTTTTTTATAGGCACACTATGTAATGTAGTGTGCCTATATAATATATAAAACAAATAATGGCTATACAATTATTAACATCAGCAGAAGTATCTACTACATTAAAAGTTGGTACAACTGCAGCTATAGGGTCTCCACTGTATTCAGCGCCTAATTTTGGATTAACCCCTAATCTTATTGTTGCTACACCAGTTGAACCTGTTCCAAACAGCGCACCAGGTGTGTTGCAGTTAATGTGCTTGGATGGAACTGTATCAGCAGGTCAAGAGATTGGAAGAGTTCAGTTTGCTCACAAAGATGACTCTACTACTGGTTATGCAAATGCATATATAAGGACTGTAAATCAAAATTCCGCAGGTTCAGGTTCAGGAGGTGGAGGTAATTTAAGATTTGGAACTGCATCGACTAATTCAGGTAGTTCTCCTCAAGATTGGATGACCATTCGTTATAATGGAAATGTGGGCGTAGGTACTTTGACACCTGGCTCTAAATTTGTCGTAAATGGAGATGTTGAATTTTCTGATTCAGGTGACCGAGGTTTCACTCTAGACCCTACTACAGGGGAATTTGAACTAGGAGATATTGATGGACTTGGTGGTGAAGCATACATGTCTGGCGATTCATCTGACATTACTTTTTATAATTCAGGAAATACAACTTTAAACCTTCAAAGTAATAATAGGGTAAAAGTTGGTGCAGGCTCTGCTTCTTACAATTTTGATGTAACAGGTACAGGTAGATTTACCTCTACAGTTAGAGCTACTAACTTTATATTGTCTTCTGATGAGCGTTTAAAAACAAAAATAAAAGATTTAGAACCAACAAAAATAGATGTTGATTGGAAGTCTTTTGAAATGAAAGAAGAAGAAGGAGATTATAGAACAGGTGTTATAGCTCAAGATTTAGAAAAATCTCATCCTGAGTTTGTTAGTCAAGATGAAGACGGTTTTAAATCAGTTAAATACGTAGATTTATTAATAGCTAAAATTTCAGAGCTAGAATCTCGTTTAGCAAAACTTGAAAAGTAATGGCTGTACCTAATACAACCACATTTGATATGTCTGATGTAAGGACTGCTGTGGGAAACTACGACAATCTTTCAGACCTTTTTAAATTTGCGGATTCAGCTCAGTTTGATCCTTTGTATGCAGGTAATAAAGATAATTTACTAAATTTTAGAAATTACGGAAATCAAATAGTATGGAGATCTTTTAATGCTTATGGGCCTGAAAGAAGCTACAATAGTAAATCTTGTGGAACAAAACCTACTTTAACATTATATTACCTTGGAAGTAATAGTAACTGTATTCAACTTGGAAATAAAATTTGTAGTAATAACTCTGGAGAAGATTGTAAAGTACTTGCAGGATTCTATTATACTACTTATTGTTTTAGCCAATGGATAGAGGTTCGTTTTGATCTTAAGGCAGGCAATTATTTTGTGCAAGATTTAGGATACTGTTTTCCACCTTAAATAAAATAAAATGGATATAAGAAAAATATCAGTCGGAGCAGACTATAAATCGAGTGCAATGCACTATATTGTAAATCAAGAAATTTTAAATGCAAATTATATTATACATTTAATAAAATATGTATCTGAAAATGATTCAATAAAAATATGGATTGAAAACAAACAAGGAGAAATATTTCTCTGGAAAGAGTTTAATTCAAATATGCCAATATCAATCGAATATAATATAAATTTTGAATGAAATCACCTTTTTATTTCATTGTAAAACCAAGCAATGACAAAAGGTATGATAATACTAAAAAGATTGGAAATGTTAATTTTATAACAAGCACATCAAAAGAAGATCATACCGTATCAAATAGATATGCAATAGTTGTTGAAACACCAATAAACTATTCAGGCCCTATTAAAATAGGAGACACACTTTTAGTTCATCATAATGTTTTTAAATATTATAATGACATGAAAGGAGTAGAGAGAAGTGGAAAGAGTTTTTTTAAAGATAATTTGTTTTTTATTGATTTCGATCAATTTTTTATGTTTAAAAGTAAAGACACTTGGTCATGCCACTCAAAATACTGCATGGTAAAACCTTTACCTAAAAAAAACAATTACCTTAAAACACATCAAGACGAAGAACCTTTAGCAGGTTTAATTAAATATACTAATGATTCTTTAATAGAAAAAGGAGTTAATGTAGGTGATAAAGTTTATTTTCAACCTGATAGCGAATATGAGTATAATTTAGACGGTGAAAAATTATACAGAATGTTTACTAATAACATAACAATGGTTTCATGAATAATATAGAATTAAAATTAGAAATAATTAAAGCAGGAAAAAAAGCTGTAAAAGAGCTTATAAAAGTCGCTAACGAAGGTATATTAAAAAAAGACCTAGATGGATTAGCTCCTGATATTGCAGCAGATAGATTAAAGAACGCAGCGGCTTCTAAGAAGTTAGCTATATTTGACGCTTTTGAAATTTTATCTAAAATTGAAGAAGAAAACAATATGATTAATACAGAAAACGTAGAAACAAAAGCAGCGCTATTTAAAGGCTTTGCAGAAGGTAGGTCAAAATAATGTATACACAAACTTTATATAAAATACTTGAAAATGTTGTGCCTGAAAAGGTATTGAATTCTTACAATAAAAAGAAGGCATGGAAGTATGGATATAATAAAGAATATGACATTGTTATTATTTCAAAAGACGGCACAATTGGTGATGTATATGAAATACAAAAATTACGAATAGCCTTACCAAAAGTAAAAGATGTTCATAGTTTTAAAAATAATTATTGGGATAAATTAGAATATCCTAAAGAATTAAGTAAAATAAAGAATGTATTTGATTGGGATAAATATCCTGATACTTTTAAAGAAAAATGGTATGACTATATTGACAAAGAATTTGAAAGGCGTGAAAAAGGTTTTTGGTTTAATAACAAAAACGTTCCTACTTATATTACTGGCTCTCATTACATGTACTTGTGCTGGACCAAAATTGATGTTGGGCAGCCAAACTTTAGAGAGTCCAATAGATTATTCTATTTATTTTGGGAGGCATGCAAAGCAGACATTCGTTCATACGGAATGTGCTATCTTAAAAACAGGCGTTCAGGCTTTTCGTTTATGTCCTCATCAGAACTCGTGCATGCAGCAACCACCTCACGTGACTCACGTTTTGGCATATTGTCAAAGACAGGGTCGGATGCTAAGAAGATGTTCACCGATAAGGTCGTTCCCATATCACTTAACTATCCCTTCTTCTTCAAGCCCATCCAGGACGGTATGGACAGGCCGAAGACGGAGCTTGCCTATAGAGTCCCTGCCTCAAAACTCACCAGAAAGAAACTTGATGCAAATCAAGCCGTTGAGGAACTCGAAGGTCTTGACACCACGATTGACTGGAAAAACACAGGGGACAACTCGTACGATGGAGAAAAATTAAAAATACTTGCTCACGATGAAAGTGGGAAATGGGAAAGACCTGACAACATATTAAATAATTGGAGGGTTACAAAAACTTGTTTAAGATTAGGTTCTAGAATTATCGGAAAATGTATGATGGGAAGTACATCTAATTCATTAGAAAAAGGTGGAGGTAACTTTAAAAAATTATATACAGATTCCGATGTGGGAAAACGAAACAAGAATGGTCAAACCAAAAGTGGACTATATTCACTTTTCATCCCTATGGAATGGAATTATGAAGGATTTATAGATGTTTATGGGTATCCTGTATTTGATGAGCCGAAAGAAGATTTAGAAGGGCCATTTGGAGACGTAATAGATGAGGGTGTCATCAATCATTGGAATAATGAAGTAGAAGGTTTAAAGTCTGATCCTGATGGATTAAACGAATATTATAGACAATTTCCTAGAACAGAGTCTCATGCATTTAGAGATGAAAGCAAGCAATCATTATTTAATTTACAAAAAATTTATCAGCAGATAGATTACAATGATTCTTTGATAAAAGATAGGTTTGTTACAAGAGGTTCTTTTAGTTGGAAAAATGGAGTTCAAGATACAGAAGTTATTTTTTCACCAAATGATAGAGGTAGATTTTATGTTTCTTGGACTCCTAACAAGCAATTACAAAACAAATATTATTATAAAAACGGAGTTAAATATCCAAGCAATGACCATATGGGAGCGTTTGGTTGTGATAGCTACGATATATCAGGAACAGTAGGTGGGGGTGGTTCTAACGGAGCTTTGCATGGAATGACTAAGTTTCATATGGATGAAGGCCCAACTAGTGAGTTTTTTTTAGAATACATTGCTAGGCCTCAAACTGCAGAAATATTTTTTGAAGATGTTCTTATGGCTTGCGTATTTTATGGAATGCCAATTTTAATAGAAAATAATAAACCTCGTTTATTATATCATTTTAAAAATAGAGGATACAGAGGCTTTAGTATGAACAGGCCTGATAAAATTTATACTAAATTATCAAAAACAGAAAAAGAATTAGGAGGAATACCTAACAGTTCAGAAGACGTAAAACAAGCACACGCAGCAGCTATAGAGTCGTATATAGAAAAGCACGTAGGTTTTGATATGTCAGGCACATTTAGGGAATCAGATTTAATAGGTTCTATGTATTTTATTAGAACGTTAGAAGACTGGGCAAGGTTTAACATTAACAACAGAACTAAGTTTGATGCGTCAATAAGTTCTGGCTTAGCTATTATGGCAACGCAAAAGAACCTTTATCAACCCATTAAAAAGAAATCAAAAATAAAACTTAACTTTGCAAGATACGACAATAAGGGAAGTTATAGCCAAATTATACAATAAATGGAGGATGTAAAAATCACGTTAAATCCCACAGGTTTTCCTAGTCAATTTGTTTCAGACAAAGAAAAGGATTCCTTTGAGTTTGGATTACAAATAGGACAAGCTATTCAATATGAATGGTTCAGAAAAGATGGTGGACAAAGTAGATTCTACAATCAATGGGCAGACTTCCATAGATTGAGACTATATGCTCGTGGTGAGCAGTCAATACAAAAATACAAGAACGAACTTGCTATAGATGGCGATTTAAGTTATCTTAATCTTGACTGGACTCCTGTACCTATTATTCCAAAATTTGTAGACATTGTTGTAAATGGAATGGCTGATAGAGTATTCAAAATAAAAGCTTATGCTCAAGACGGAATGTCTTTAGATAAAAGAAGTGAATACCAAGTAAATTTAGAAAAAGATATGCTAGCAAAACCTGTTATGAAACAGGTACAGCAGCAACTAGGAATAAATACATTTGCTACGTCAGAAGAAGATGTTCCTAATACTTCAGAAGAATTAGCATTACATATGCAGTTGAAGTATAAACCTTCAATTGAAATAGCAGAAGAAGAAGCAATAAATACATTACTTTCTGAAAATAGATATTACGAAATACAAAAACAGTTGTACTACGATCAAACTGTATTAGGTGTTTCAATGTGTAAAAATACATTTAAGCCAGGTGCAGGTATTTCAATTGAATATGTAGACCCTGCTAATGTTGTTTATAGTTATACGGAAGATCCTCATTTTGAAGATTGTTTTTATTGGGGTGAAATTAAAACATTACCAATAACTGAATTGAAAAAAATTGATACGAGTTTGACAAGACAGGATATGGATGAAATATCTAAGTATAGTCAAAGTTGGTATGATTACAATAATACAGCTCAATATTACAATAATAGTTTATTTAGTAAAGATAGCGCTACTGTTTTGTTTTTTAATTATAAAACAACACATACGTTTACTTACAAGAAAAAAGTAAATTCAGTAGGAGCAGAAAAAGTAATAGAAAAAGAAGATACGTTTGACCCTACTCAGGAAATGCAGGAAGAAGGAAACTTTAAAAAAGTTTCTAAGACTATAGATGTTTGGTATGAGGGTGTAATGGTGATGGGTACAAATATTTTATTAAAGTGGAGAATGGCTGAAAACATGGCTAGACCACAGTCTGCATCTCAAGAAGTTTATCCTGAATATATAGCATGCGCACCTAGAATGTATAAAGGTGTTTTTGAATCTTTAACAAGACGTATGATTACGTTTGCTGATTTAATTCAAATAACACATTTAAAATTACAACAAGTAATATCTAGAGTAGTCCCTGATGGTGTTTTTATAGATGCTGATGGATTAAATGAAGTAGACCTAGGAACAGGCCAAGCCTATAATCCTGAAGATGCATTACGAATGTTTTTTCAAACAGGTTCTGTTATTGGTAGAAGCTATACTCAAGATGGAGATTACAATCAAGCAAAAGTACCAATTCAACAATTAAATAGTAATTCAGGACAAGGTAAAATACAAAGCTTAGTTGGTTCATATAATCATTATATGCAAATGCTAAGAGATGTAACTGGATTAAACGAGGCAAGAGATGGCTCAACTCCTGATTCATATTCTTTGGTGGGATTACAAAAACTAGCTGCATTAAGTAGTAATACAGCTACAAGACATATTTTAGACGCAGGTCTTCAAATGAGTCAAAGACTTTGTACAGCATTATCTAGTAGAATTGCGGATGTAATAGAATATTCAGAATTTAAAGAAGAATTTGTTAATCAGATTGGAAAATTTAATGTTGGATTACTTGAAGAAATAAGTAAATTATATTTGAGTGACTTTGGAATATTTATAGAAATTGAGCCTGACGAAGAAGAAAGAAAAATGCTTGAACAAAACATTCAAATGGCATTGCAGAGAGATTCTATAAACTTAGAAGATGCTATTGATATACGTGAGATAAGAAACTTAAAGTTAGCTAATCAAATACTTAAATTAAAAAGAGTAGCTAAGCAAGATAGAGTTCAAAAAGAAAAAGCTGCTGCTGCTCAACAGCAAGCTCAGATAAACCAGCAGTCACAACAAATGGCAGCACAAGCTAAAATGCAGCAATTCCAAATGGAACAACAAGCTTTGATTCAATTAGAAGAAGCTAAGATGAGTTTTTCTGTTAAAAAGATGCAAGGCGAAGCCTCGATAAAAGCTGAGCTTATGAATCTTGAATTTTCACTTCAAATGAAATTAAAAGGAGTGGATATAGATTTGAAAAAAATGGAGCAAGAAGGTTTGAAAAAAAGAGAAGATGAAAGAGAGAATGCTAAGTCTGCTAGAATATCTCAAGCGAATACAGAACAATCAAAACTTATAGAACAAAGAAAAAACAATTTACCATCAGTTAGTTTTGAATCCAATGAAGATAGTTTAGATGGGTTTGACCTTGCTGAATTTGAGCCAAGATAAGCTTGAAAATCAATTATAATTATATAGTAACTTTGTAAAAATTAAATCAAATGGAAATTAAAGTAAAATCACTAGACTCTGTGCCAGAAAAATCTACACAGGAAGTAGAAGAAAATCTACTAAAAAAACACGAACAAGAAAACAACGATAAATCTACTGATGTTGTTGAAGAACAACCTGTAGAACAAGTAGCCGAAGATTCGGCAGTTGAAAGTCCAACTATAAAAGACGAAGACGTTCTTTCATATATTAAAAATAGATATAATAAAGATATATCTTCAGTTGATGATTTGTTTGTTGAAAGAGAACAATCGAATGATTTACCTGAAGAAGTATCTAAATATTTAGATTATAAAAAGAATACAGGTCGTGGATTTGAAGATTTCGTAAAAGTAAATAAAAATTACGATAATTTAGATGACGATCAAGTATTAGCAGAGTACTATTCTTTAACAGAATCAGACTTAGACAAAGAAGACATTCATTATTTAATGGAAGAAAAGTTTTCTTTTGATGAAGACATTGACGATGAAAAAGATATAAAGAAAAAGAACATTGCTAAAAAAAGAGAACTTTCAAAAGCTAAGACATATCTTAATGAGTTAAAAGAAAAATACAGAACTCCTCTTGAGTCAAGTGGGAATTCTATTTCAGAAGAACAAATTAAGGAAATCGAAGCTTATAAGAGTTATATTAAAAATTCTCAATCAGCTAAAGAAGTCAATGATAAGAAGAATGAGTTTTTTGTTAAACGAACTAATGAAGTTTTTAATCCTGAATTCAAAGGTTTTGAGTTCGAAGTAGGAGACAAAAAAGTAAAATATTCTTATGGTGACGTTAATGAGATGAAGTCTAAGCAAAGTGATTTAAACAATCTAGTCAGTAAATATGTTGGCGATGATGGTTTAATAAACGATGCTAATGGATGGCATAGAGCGCTAAGTGCTGCTATGGATCCTCAGCGATTTGCTAATTATTTTTATGAGCAGGGAAAAGCAGATGCGATTGGTGACGTTACTAAAAAAAGTAAAAACGTCAATATGTCAATTAGGCAAACTCCTCAATCAATTGGAGATACAGGTTTTAAAGCTAGACAAGTTTCAGACACAAGCGGCAGAGGGTTGAAAATTAGAAGTAAAAAAAAATAAGTTAAAAATTAAAAAATTATTATTATGGCAGTAGATGCAGTACCTGGGTTTGACTTACAACCAAGTTCAGAACAGGTTTTATTACAGACAAACTACATTACTAACTTTGATTTCTTAAACCAATATCTTCCAGATACTTACGAGAAAGAATTCGAACGTTACGGTAATCGTACAGTAGCATCATTCTTAAGAATGGTAGGCGCTGAAATGCCTTCTAACTCTGACCTTATCAAATGGGCTGAGCAAGGAAGACTACACACTAAATATGCTGATGTTGTATCAGCAGGAGCAGCAGGAGCGGCTACGGCAACTCTAACTATTAACGATGTATTAGTACCTGGTTCAGGTTCTATCGCAATTCGTGTTGGTCAAACAATTATGTTGTCTGACAGTTCAGTTGCTTCAACTAATAGTAACAAAGCAATTGTAACGGCAGTAGATACTGCAAACGGAACAGTTGACGTAGCTTACTATGAGTTAGCAGGTCAATCAATGGCAGCAGCAGTAAAATGTTCTTTATTTATCTATGGTTCTGAGTTTCAAAAAGGAGCTATTGGAATGCAAGGACAGTTAGAAGCTGATGACAGTATTTTCCAAAATTCACCAATCATCATCAAAGATCACTACGCAGTAAGTGGTTCTGACATGGCTCAGATTGGATGGATTGAAGTAACAACTGAAAATGGTGCTACAGGATACTTATGGTATTTGAAATCAGAGCATGAAACTAGACTTCGTTTTGAAGACTATTTAGAAACAGCGATGGTTGAAGCAGTACCAGCAGAAGCAGGTTCAGGTGCAGCAGCAATTGTAGAAGGTGTAGCTTCAGGTGTAGGTAACAAAGGTTCAGAAGGACTTTTCTATGTTATTGAAGAGCGTGGAAATGTATGGAGTGGTGGTAACCCAACAACTCTTGCAGATTTCGATGCAATTATTCAAAGACTTGATAAGCAAGGTTCTATTGAAGAAAACGTAATTTTCTTAAACAGAGAGTTTGGATTTGACATTGATGATATGTTAGCGTCTCAAAACTCATATGGTAACCCAGGTGGTACATCATATGGTCTTTTTGACAATGACGAAGAAATGGCTCTAAACTTAGGATTCTCAGGATTCCGTAGAGGATATGATTTCTACAAAACAGACTGGAAATATCTTAACGACCCAACAATGCGTGGTGATATCGTTGGTGGAGCTATCAATGGGGTATTAGTACCTGCAGGTTCTACAACTGTATACGACCAAGTATTAGGAAAGAATGCTAAGCGTCCTTTCTTACACGTTCGTTACAGAGCTTCAGAAACTGAAGACAGACGTTACAAAACTTGGATTACAGGTTCAGCAGGTGGAGCAGCTACTTCTAGCTTAGATGCTATGGAAGTAAACTTCTTATCTGAAAGAGCTTTATGTACTTTAGGTGCTAACAACTTCTTTATCTTTAAATAAGATAAGAGTATAATTATGTAGTAGTTGCCCTCGTTGAAATGACGAGGGTAATTATTACTTTTATTAAAATTTAATCGAAATCAAATGAAAAAAAAGAAACAATCTTTTGTAGATAAAACCTACAAACTTACCAGAGACAAAGCTCCATTGAGCTACACAATTCCATCAAGGAATACAAGAAGAAGTACATTATTATATTTTGACGAAGAGACTGGAACAAACAGGTCTATGCGTTATGCTAAAAATCAAAAAAGTATTTTTGAAGATGAGCAAGATGGTAATGTAATTTTAGAGCCAATTATTTTTGAAGATGGCTTTCTAAGAGTAGAAAAACAAAACCAAATATTACAAAAATTTTTATCACACCATCCAGCTAACGGAAAAGAATTTGTTGAAGTTGACAAAGAAAGAGACGCTAGTTTAGATGTTGATTTCTTAGATGTGGCATTAGAAGCTCAAGTTTTAGCTAAAGATTTAGATATTGAAATGCTAGAAACAGTTGCACGAATTGTAGTGGGACTTAGAGTTGATAACTTAACGTCTGCTGAATTGAAAAGAGATGTTAGAATGTTTGCAGGAAGATATCCTGAAGACTTTATGGAGGCTTTAAATGATCCTTTATTAAAACTTCAAAATAAATGTGCTAAATTTTTTAGTGAAGGTTTGTTAGTTTTAAAGAATAAAAAGGATGTTTATTACAACTTAAAAGGAAATAAGAAAAAATTACTTACAGTTCCCTACGGTGAAGACCCTTTATTTATACTAGCGTCATTTCTTCAGAGTGATGAAGGGCTAGAGGTAATGAGAATATTGGAAGACAAGCTATAACCAATATAAAAAAACAGGCTTTTACCTGAAAGGGGCTTCACAAAAAATGAAGCTCCTTTTTTTGTATCTTTGTGAAAAGATTAATAGGTATGATAAATACAGTAAGAGCTACCGTCCTTTCTATCGCAAATAAAAATAATTACGGTTATATAACACCTAATGATTTTAACTTATATGCAAAGCAAGCACAATTAGATATTTTTGAAGATTATTTTTATCAATATAATTCACAGATAGTAAAACAAAACGCTAGAGTTTCAGGATCAGGGTACGCAGATATTTTAAAAGGAATAGAGGAAGTTGTTGATAGTTTTTCATCTACTAAATCTTTAGTGACAAGTGGGCTAAATACCTACGATATGCCTGAAGATTATTATTTAATGAACAAGATAAATTACTATCCGTTGTTTATTACGCAAGGTGCAGTTACAGTAGTTTCTCAAGATAGAATAGTAGACCAAAATGCAGACTTTATAGCTGATGGTGTTCAGCCAGGAATGTTGGTTGTGAGTGTTACAAACCCTCTTGACCCTTCAGTAATTGTTACAGGTGATAGTGCTTTTGTTGTTAGTGTTGATGGTATAAATCAATTAACAATATCTTCAAATATAGGTATTGTTCAAGATCAAGGTTATGCTATTTTAAGTACATCAAGAATAACTGAAGTTGAAAGAGTTTCTCAAAACAAAATATTTTATTTGAATTCATCGCCTTTAACTCAACCGAATTCAACATTCCCAGCCTATGTTTTAGGTGGAGCAAATAGTACTGTTTATGGAAATACCATTACTGTATATCCAAATACCTTAACAACAGAAGGAACAATTATAGGTCAATATATAAGATACCCTAAAGATCCTAATTGGACATATTTTAATATTATTACAGGAGGAGAACCTAGTTTTGATGAAACAGCTCCTGATTATCAAGATTTTGAATTGCCTGATTCTGACCAGACTAATTTAGTTAATAAAATTCTTCAGTACGCAGGAGTATCTATAAGAGAAACAGCATTAGCACAATTTGGAAAAATGGAAGAAAAAGAATCAGACCAACAAGAAGGATAAATTATGGCATATATAACAGAATATCAGTATTACGAAAATACAGGAAACCCAAACACATTAGATGAAAATTGGGGTTCATATCAATATGTATCATTAAATGACATTGTAAATAATTTCATTTTAATGTATGTTGGAAATGACAAGTTGATAAATAATGTTGAAAGATTTAATATTATATTTCATGCTAAAAGAGCTATTCAGGAGTTGAACTACGATTCAATGAAAGAAATTAAAATCTTAGAATTAGAAGTTTGTGATACATTAAGATATGTATTGCCACATGACTATGTAAATTGGGTAAGAATTTCTTTATACAAAAACGGAACATTACTTCCACTAACTGAAAATATACAAACAAATTGGAGTGATGCGTATTTACAAGATAATAATTGTAGAATACTGTTTGACCATGAAGGTAAAATACTAAAACCATCTACTTCAACTGTAGACTTACAAAGAATTACAGGTGGTAAGAAAAGTATTTACTTAAACGAACAAAGTCAATACAATGGACAAGAGGGATATTTTTATAATGGCCTTTGGTATTTTGAGTATCCTGTAGGTGCAAGATATGGATTGAATACAGAAACAGCAAATGCAAATCCTACTTTTAAAATAAACAAAAAGTCAGGAGTAATAAACTTTAGTTCTGACATGGCAGGTGAGCTTTGTGTATTAGAATATGTATCAGATGGTATGGAAAATGGAGTTGACTCAGAGATAAGCGTTAACAAGCTTTTTGAAGAGTTTATTTATTCATATATGAAATTTGTTATTCTTTCAAGTAAATATGGAATACAAGAGTATATCGTAAATAGAGCTAGAAAGGAAAAATCAGCCCTTCTAAGGAACGCAAAATTAAGATTGAGCAATATACATCCAGGGAGATTATTAATGAATCTAAGGGGACAAAACAAGTGGATAAAATAATATGGCTAAGATTCAAAAGAACTTTGTTGCAGGTAGAATGAATAAAAGCATTGATGAACGACTAGTTCCTCAAGGCGAGTACATAGATGCATTAAATGTAAGATTGGGTTCTACAGAAGGTACTGAAATAGGTGCTGTAGAAAACTCAAAAGGAAATGATTTAGTAGTTGAGTTAGAATTTTTAAATCAACCATTAAGTCTTAGCGCTAGATGTATTGGTGCTTATGAAGATGGTGCAAACGAAACAATTTATTGGTTTGTACACGACAAGGCAAATACTTTGTCATCTACAGGAAAAGTAGATTTGATAGTATCATATAATACAAGAACATTTGTTTTATTTTATCATGTAATATCTACGTCTATATTAAATTTTGATGAAGATTATTTAGTTAATGGAGTTAATTTAATAGGTGATTTATTGTTTTTTACAGACAACATAAATCCTCCTAGAAAAATAAATGTAAATAGAACTTACTTAAGGCCAAACAACTTTACAACAGTTGATGAGATTACAGAGCAAGATATAGGGGTTATATTAGCCCCTCCATTAAACCCTCCAACTTTAGATAGCTATCAATTAGGTGGTGGTGAAAATTACATGGAGCAACTTTTTTTAAGCTTTGCTTATAGATGGCAATATGAAGATGGAGAGTATTCAGCTTTATCACCGTTTAGTCAAGTTGCTTTTACCCCAGGGCCGTTTGAAATAAATTATGACACCTATGATAATGATGGAATGCTTAATCAGTTTAATACTACTGATATTACATTTAATACAGGTGGTAAAAATGTAAAAGATATAGATGTAATATTTAAGTTTAGCACAAGTCAAACTGTCAATGTTATAGAAAGATTTAATAAAATTAACGAGGGATGGCAAGACAATAGCTTTCAAACATTGCCATTTACAAACAAAAAAATATTTACAACTTTACCTGAAGCTCAGTTGCTTAGGTTGTTTGATAACGTGCCTAAAAAGGCTCAGGCTCAAACAATTATGGGTAATAGATTAATGTATGGTAATTATGTTGATGGATACGATGTTGTTAACTCACAGGGTAAGGAAATATACTTAGATTACAACTTATCTTTAATATCAAAAGATCTTACTGCAGACGAAATTGACGGAACACTATCAGATGTTGATTATACAATACAAGGAAGTACTGTTAATGTAAACAATGCAAAAACAACAATTGATTTTAGTGGTTTAGATTTAGTAGCAGGCTCACAGATAGGTGTTGATTTTTCTTACGAAAGCAATACTTTTGGTGGAGATGCATCTTATTATGATGGAACACAACCTGAAAACTCATATGAAAGGACTTTTCTTTTTAATATACAACAAGATTATCCAAGTGTTTTTGCGTTAGTTACAAGTGCTGAGTTTATAAATGCTGTTAGTGACTTTGTTCCTATAGCTGACTCAAGCTGTTTTAATGTTTGTCAAGCAAACTGTACTTCAGGAAGCAGTCAAACTGACCTTTTTAATTGTGGTATACTTAGTAAAAATGAATGGGAGTATGTGGGATTCGGTATAACAGGTACACCACAAGGTATATTAATTGAAGCATCACAAGGTAGTGATGAAGTTTCTTTTACTTTTCCAGCTTTAAAATTCGAACAATATGACCAAACACAAACCCCTCCAACACCAATGGGGGTATTTGCTTATGAGTATTTAGGAGCTATAGATGCAACAGGTTTATACGCTAAAGATAGTTCAAAACAATCCTTGCATAGTAATAGAGATTACGAAATAGGAATTGTATACATGGATGAGTATGGAAGAAGTACTACTGCTTTAGTTGATACAAATAATACAGTTTTTATACCATGTGATAAATCCATAGCAAAAAATAACATTAGAGTTGAGTTAAACAACTACCCTCCATATTGGGCAACTAAGTATAAGTTTGTAATAAAAGAATCAAAAGGATTATACAGAACTATTTACTCAAACATATTTTTTCAAGAAGAAGAAACAGGTTTGATATACTTTAAGCTTGAAGGAGACAACAGAGATAAGGTAAAAGATAATGAAACTTTATTTGTAAAATCTGATACCAATGGTGCTGTATTAAATTGCGCATCTACAAAAGTTTTAGGTTTTGGTGTAGAGGTAGATGATTTTCTTTGCGATAAAGATGCAGATGGAAATATTATAGATGGAAGTCCTGCATGTGGACAATTAGGGGGAACGTATATGCAATTAAAACCAAATGGGTTTGCTGCAAATTATCCACCCAATGCTTTTATTGATAGAAAAGATGATTGTAGAGGAAGCTATTGTATTACAGAGGTGGGTACATATATTGATAATCCTGATTTTGGTGACCCTGGTGAATTAGAGTATATACCCTATGATGTGCCTGCAGGTAGTCTTGTTAAGATTAAACTAAGAGCGCACAGAAACAGAAGAGGAAGTAAATGTGGTAGTCGTACATATGATTATGAAAAAAGATTTACAGCTTCTCAAGATTACAATAGTTTATATGCTTGGGCTATAGGAGACAATATAGATTTTACAAACGGTACAACAACAGGTTCAGATGATACTATTAATAGTGTTTCATTTGATGAAACAATGTATGCTTTTCCATTCAATGAGATTTTCCCAGGTTTACCTACAGGAGTCCCTGGTGGAGCAGGGCAAAACGTAGTATTTTTTGCAGAAGACCCAAATGATGGTAGACAAGTTATGGCTTGGAGAAACGGAACGCCTAATTGTTCTTCACCTGACAAGAGAAACTCTTTTGGTAACATTTCAGTTATAATAAATAGAGCTACTTCTTTAATGGTATTTGAAACAGAGCCTTTAGATGCAAATGATGAATTGTACTATGAAAATGAGCAAACATTTGATATTGTAAATGGATTTCATTTATCAGGTAATGCAGATGCTGACCAAAACCAAACATTAACAGACCCTGCTATTGTAGATTTAACTTTTTTTAATTGCTTTACTTTTGGTAATGGTGTTGAAAGTAATACTGTTTTAGACGCCTTAATAAAACCTACGTTAAGTTTAGGTGATAAAGTAACCTCTGTATCTGAAGAACAATACAAAGAATCTAATAGATTTGGTGATGTAACTTATAGTGGAGTGTTTAATCAAGAAACAAACTTAAATAAGTTAAATCAATTTAATTTAGCGTTAGCTAATTTTAAAACACTTGAAACATCTTATGGGCCTATAAGAAGAATGCATTCAAGACAAACAGATATATTAATCTTACAGGAAGACAAAATATCTTCTTTACTTGTAGGAAAAAACTTACTATCTGATGCAGCTGCAGGAGGAGCTATTACTTCAGTACCTGAAGTTTTAGGAACACAGTTAGCTAGAGTAGAAGAGTATGGAATAAGTAACAACCCTGAAAGCTTTTCAGTTTATGGACAAGATGTCTTTTTTACTGATGCAAAAAGAAGTTCTGTTATTCAATTAAAGGGTGCAGGAACTAGAGGAGATACAGGTGGAAGACTAGGTGTTATATCTGAAGTTGGTATGAGGTCATGGTTTAGGGATTTGTTTGTTGATGCTTTTGAGACTCAAAAATTAGGTGGATTTGATCCATACATGAATGAGTTTGTATTAAGTTCTAACACAAGAAAAATACCTCAACCCCCAACTGTAAGAGAATGTGGATATACATTGTTAATTAGTAATTCTAGAGATATTTATAACTTAGAGGTTGATTTAGGTACAGTAATTGGAACGGTTAAATTTGATTACGAAACAAACAACCCATTAAATATTTCGGTAGAATTAGATGGTGTGATTGTAGTTAGTCAAACTGTAACAGGAAATGGGTTTGTAACTTTTGATAAACTATCTAACTTTCCAACAAACGCAAGCGTTAAATTAACTCCTGGAGTTGACCCTGTTACATATGAAATAGATTTTAATTGTCCTGTTGCAGAAGAATTAACTGTAAAAGAGATTGTTATTAATTTTGCAGGAGATGCAGACCTTACAACCACATGTAGATATAGATGGGCTTTAGGAACTGATGTAAGTCCATATAGCACAAATCAGGTAACACTTGATGAAGATGCTGTTAGCTTATTTAATGAAACAACAGGAAGTTCATCAGTTGGTACACTACCTGCTTTAGGTTCTGTAGTGACAATGAAAAACAGACAAAATGCAGGACAAACATTTGAGTTTGTTCCAGGTCAAGATAAGTTTAAGTATTTAGTAAGTAATACAAATTATAACGAAGCTGACTTAGCAACATTGCTTCCATTATTAAATACAGCAAGTCCAACAACAGGTTCGTTCCCTGAATATCAAGCTAGCTTTACATATAGCAATCAAGCAAGTTACATGTATTTAGTTTGGGATTTAAGAGAGCCAACGCCATTGCAGTTTTGCTATGATGTGGCAAGCCCAACAGAAGCATGTTGTGAATGTGATGAACCACCAACACCTTAAAATTAAATTATGCCAAGTATAGTAAATAAATTTATAGACTCATCAAGTTTTGCAACTGCAACTAGAGTATACGATGATATACACTTAACAACTGTATCACCAGATGGATATTATCAATATAATAATGAATATAGAAATCAAGTAAATGGACTTTTAGGGCCACTTACAATATGTGAAGAATGCGGTCTACCATGTGGTGGAATTTTAAATCCTCCAACAGGAAACGAGGGTATATATCAATTAGAGATTACAGCAGGAAGTACATCAGCCGATACAGGAGCTATATCTATTTATTTTGATCCTAAAAGTTTTCCTGACGGAATAAGAGTTTTATACGATGGTGTTTATTATAATAGGTTGTCAAGTCCAAATGACGGTAACTTACAATCAACAAGTGGTGTTGCAGATGCCTTTACTATATTAGGAGACCCCAATGACAATTGTGTTCCTTCAACGCCAAGCACACTTAATTATGTTTTCAAAAATGGTTATGATTCAAATGGATGGATAGATGGTACTCCATCACCACAAAGTATTACTATAAATACAGGAGATGATATTAGGTTTGGTCAAAATCAAGATAATTTATTAATAGTTCCAAAACCAAATGCATTACCAGCTCTTGTAACAATACAGGTTTTAGGGCCTTGTAGTGGAACAGGTTGGGATATAGCTGTTCAATGTCCTGCAGCATTGCCTTCTTTTCAAGCTAAAGCAATAGCTAATAATGTATCTTGTCAAGCAACAGATACCACCTTATATTTTGGTAGATTTTTAAATGCAGGAAATCCTTTCCCTATATTAAATAACCCTGTGTTTTTAGACCACGATGGAGTAAATAGAGTTGCAGACCAAAACTATATAATGGATAATAATCAAGTAATAACAGTAACACAAGGAGTTGTAAGCAGTATACAAACCTGTACTTAGGCCCTTAAAAAAAAGATATATGGCAGTAG